TCATCATAACTACCGCTAAACAAATTAGGTTTATTTGTTAAGTCATTATAGTTTCCTGAAAATGCATCTAATATTCCATATCCTGCAATAGTTGTTGGTACTTCAGTTAAATTAGCAAATACACCATTAAATACATTATCCCCCGAGCCTACCGGAGTTGACCATGAACCTAAGTGATTTAAAAATTGACCATCAGATCCACCGGGCGGTAACCATTGTGAAACAATATGCGAATGTGTAGATGTTCCGCCGCCAGTACCGGAGCCTGTTCCCCCTCCACCACCTCCTGTGGTAGTGCCTGTTGTAGTTTCAGAAATAGTAATAGGTAAACCAGTTTGTGGTGCTTCTGTTGTAGTTGTTGTTGAAATTAATGTACTAAGTTGAGCATATTCTGTTTCAGGTGTAGTTTTAACAACATACTGTTCAACAGGTGTACTAGCATCAATAGTAGTATCTGTTTCTTGTTTTACTAAATTAATAATTCTGCGTCTGTCAATTTCAGATATATCTTTTATAAATTTAGTAGTTTCTTTATAATAAGCATATTGGGCTTGCTGTTGAGCAGTTTTATCAACACCACCATCTTTATTTTTAAGAGTAAGATAATTTTTTCTTATATATTGAATACCTTCGTTCCGTAACCATGACCTAGGTTTCATGCTACCATAGTTACATAATCTAAACAATGACGCTTCTGCAATTCTACGAGTAGGAGTTCTGTTATCTATTTGTATTGCAGATGATACTTGGTCAATAGTACCTTTTTGAATAAAATAAATTAAATCAAATTCATATCCTTCAGTCTGGGTATAATCGATTGAACCAGTATCATAAAACATACTAACTAAAGCATCCCATTGATGCTGTAAAACAAATTCAGGACTATTGTTTAACCGTTTGCGAAGATTATTTTGTGCTTTAGTAACATCTGTAATCCATAATCTATATGCATTTGTTTCTGTTATACCATTAGGAAAAGCATCACCAGAATATCTATAACCCATTACATATTTTTCACCATCCCAATGGCGATGGCCGCGATATAATTCTTTACCTAACATAAAGTTAAGTCCGGCGTCACTTATTGCGGCTGTCTTGGTGTTTATAGGAGTAGAAGAATAATGAGGTGATAATGATTGATCATCATAATTTATCTCTATCGGTAATTCTTTATATCTAGTAGCCATTCATTAACCTGCAAACCCCGGTGTTAAACCTTCACCTAGTGGCATTAATTTTTTATCTTCGTGTCCTAACCATGGTTCATGCTCAGGTACTCTTGTACATACACTTTGTAATACACTAACATTTCCGACTAATGGAGCAGGCTCTGGAGGAACTGCATCTGTAGCACTACCACCATTTAAATCTAATCTTGCCGCTTTAACAGTAGTTTGACCAGCAGTTATAAGACTTCCATCTAAGTCTGCTTGTATAACATAATTCATAGCAGTTTTCATTTGAAAGTCACCTGTTGTAGCATTTATATTAATTCCATCTGAACCTTCTGCTCTTATTTTTATACTACCCTTTGATTGTATATTAATGTCTCCGTCAACATGTAAATTAAAATCTTTAAGTGAATGATAAGATATATCGTCTGTACAAAACACATCCATTTTGCCTTCATTAGTAAGTTCTACCCAAGCAGTTCCATCTCTGTTAATAATATATACTATTCCTTTTTCGTCATTAAGTAATAATTGGGCACCACCAGCAGTTCGTAATCGTATACCTTTATCGATACCTGCATCATCTCCATCATCCATTACAAATTGATGTTGTTCTGGTGTTAGAATACCAAATACTCTACTAGGACTTTCTCTTCTAGCACCGCTAGTACATGTTCCTCTAATTGCATCATATTGAGCTAATGAAAGAAGTCCCTGTAATTCAAGAGCTTCTTTCATTGGCTTATGAGCAGGGCGTAATGTAGGTAATTTATCATACTTGTTTTTTTCTGCACCAGGTGCTGGTCCTTCATATGTCATAGCAGACGGAATACCCGGTACTGTAAAATTAACATTTTCTTGGAAGAAACAACCTAACCAAACTCCTTCGTTTAAATCTCCATTAATAAAACCTACTAACCCTTCTGTTTCTATAGTAGGCGGAACCATCCACATACCGTAAGCAGTTTGGGTGTCTTTAAATGCAGTAGACATTGGTTTTTGTAAGTACGGATTAGATGCTCCAGCAAACGGTGACAAATATCTAACACTAATCCATGTATCTTCTCTAGAAGGATGTCCAATTTCAGGTATATAAACTTGTAATCTACCCATAGCGGCCGAATCAAGAGTTCGTTTAATATATGCTCTATACATATAGGGCATAGATCTAATCTTAATATTACTACCACCACTTCCGTTTACTGCTACCTGTGTTTTAAATTCTACTGCCATATTTTACTCCGGTACACATCCTAATTCAAACCATTGGTCTGCATCTTTTTCCCTAGACCAATATTTTTTTGCACCTCTACGTCTTCCACAATCTCTAAATTCAAAATAATTTTTATTCCAACCTGTTCCATAATTTGCATCTGTATATTTTTGAAATAAATCATCTCCGCCATTACCGCCCCAATGAAAACCTTGAGTTTCTGCAAGTTGTCCTATTTCTTTCCAATGTGCTTTATTTGCAGATGTTACAGATCCGTCTGCTTCATGTAAATATTTTGTTTTGTTTACACTATTAACACTAACAACTTCTATTCTAAATGCAGTACCTGTTAAGTGATGACTATCTTTATAATCATGTTTAAGTGTATCTTTTTTACGTAAGTCTTTGTGTTTACTCAATGGTCTAACACCTGTTATTATTTTAATAATATAAATGCTTCCGTGAGCTTTTGCATTTATAACAAAGTTTGCCGCAAGTTTTCGTAACTTAGGATGCAATCTTGCTATCTCAATATTAGTTCCAATATCATCTGTACTAGGAAAAGACCAATTGCCATCTTTATCGGGTCTTTCACCAAACCCTGCGTAACTACCTACTGGAGGTTTTTCGCCAAATTGTGTTTTATATGTTGCCATTTTATTTCCTGTTATGCATCTTCCCTAGATTGTTGATCGGCTAGTTCTTCTTCAAATCGTTCTTTGTTAAACTTTTGTTGATTATATCCGCCTTCTCCTTTTTCCTTATCAGAGTATGCACTTTGAGCTGAGGCTTTATCTCTTGCCGCACGGTTTTCTAAACTAATTTCTTCTTCACTTGTAAATCTCAATAAAGTAGGTCGAGCTTTTTCATAATTAGTTCCAAGATCCCTTACTGCTCCTAATGATTGAGTAAATGCTCCATTTGTAAATCGTGATATAACAGAAGTTACTTTAAATATTCCACTTATTGTTGTATTGTCGACAAATTCCATTTTTCCTGTATCTTCATCTGGTTCTACAGGACTTCTAACATTTAACCAAAATAAATTTGCTCCCTGTTCGTATATTGCAAAATCTGCTATACCTGTAGTAGCATTTCTAAATTGTTTAGTTAAATTTGACATACCTAACCAAAATGGATCACCTTTAATTTCTAAATCTATTTTAGCCAATTCATTACCGCCAGATAATTCCATATACATATTACCTAATTGTATCCGGCCTGTACTTTGATCAGGTGTTATATTTTTTTGTAAGGCATCATCTGTATCTACAGTATCTGACGAAACAGTATACATTGAAATGTCTTCTTGAGTCGAAGGTAATGCATACGACTCTACAAATAAACCACTGCCTTTTCTAACATTTGTGCCAGTTTCACTTGCAAGTGCCGCTTGAGCTTTTTCTAATCCTTCTGCATCTGTAGGATTTGCACCATATACCAATCCTTGATCGCTCATAGGTCCATATGTTTTACCATAATATTTTCTAAGAGATGGAGGCAAATCATTTGGTTTTCTCATCTTTTTTGCTTCTTCACCGTTTTGAGAAGCACCTACTTTTAACTTTTTTGAATTTTGTGATCCTTCTCTTTGAGCTTGGTGTCCTGCTCTAATTGGCATTGCTCTAAAATATGTGAGATTAAAATTCATATCAAAATTTAATACTTCTGTGTTTAATCCTGTAAAATTATAATCGTATCGTTTAGTAAGTAATTGTTCTTCTAATAATTTGTTTATTCGTTTTTTCATTACATCAGGATCATTAAATTGTGTAGCTAATTCACCTGAATAAACAGCGGGTTCTTTATATGGTGCAAACGAATACAAATACTTTCTAGAATATCTTTTTCTTTTTATATCGTATTCACCAAATCTCATATCACAAACTAAACGAAAAACTACCGCAATATTTGATGCATCTGTCATAGGACCATCAGGACCTTCTTGTCGTAAATACCCTTTCCCATCGGTAGTTTCTACACTTTGAAATTCTGTTGTTGCTCCCATTACAGTATTCAAAATATCTGGAATGTGAGATCCTTTTGCTATCTGAATCATTAACTTAGAACTATCTGTAAAATGTCGTGTTGATCGGTCATTTGTGGTTGCTTTTAAATTGGCAAATTTATAATCTTTCCATTTGGGATCTAATATAATATAATATTCATCTTTAATAAAATGTGCTTCAGCATCAACTTCATCTTGGGCACATTTATTTAGAAATGCTTGAAATCCTTTAACCCATTCGCCTAATGTAGATGCGGCTAAAGTAGAAACATTTTTTATAGTTGGGCCAGTTCCACCGGCATATGATGAAACACCTGGTGATGTTGCAGATATTCTATATTGTCCACCTTTTTCTGTTATTGATATATTCATACTTTCTAACATAAGAGGATAAACAAAATAATATTCAGACTGTCCTGCCTCTACATTTTCTGCATTACCATTATTAAACATTACTTCTAATAAGTATGTTGCTTCTTTTGGTGTTTTAATTCCTAAATCTTTACATGCTCTATTAATATAATCTAATAATGCGGCGCCATGTGTTTCAACTATTGTTATGTTAAAACCTTTTCCTTGTGCAGATCTAGTTCCTTGATTCCAACTTACTGCCGCCATTATTTCTAAATCTACTATATTAAATACTGCCGTTGTTGCAGTTTCGGCGATTACTATTTTTTTCTTATTGTTTAAAGATAAATTATGAACAATAGTTGGATGGCATATACTTAATCGAAGATAATATGTTGCGGAAGGCATAGAACTTAAAGCATTACCTAAAAAACCCCTATGGGAATATTTTAAAGAATCTTTAGGAGCATAAGAAGACTTTGTTTTTGTTGCGGAGGCCGCTTGTCTTCGACCAAATTGCTCGTACCCTTTTTCTTGTTGGGTGTTTGGCTCTAAAAACCCAAATTCTTCAGACATATTTTCTTCCTCTACTGCAAATATGAACTTATATCAGACTGATTAGGTGTTAATATTTCTACACCTTCATTAAAATCCCATACAGGATCATTTAACTTATCAGGATTTAACATTTTAAAAACCCACCATAACTGAGGTGTCCCATATAATTCGTTGCTTAAAAGATCAGGACGATTTCTATGGTGTCTTGAAATTATCATAGTTATTTCATTACCTGTAACCTCGACTTCTGGTGCTTTCCATATTCCTAATCTACCTGCATCCATCGGAGTTAATGCGTATATACTATTAGTTTTATATGTTGCCATTAAATAAATCCGTCCTTAACTAATTTTCCTGATTTAAAATCGTTCATAGTAAATTTTGTTCTAAGTTTACTAGGAGTTTGTTGTATTACCATATCAATTACCAAATTTAACATGCTAGGTACTTTTGAATTAAATCCATCTGAAAATCCTGCTTCTGCTGAATCTGTTTCTACATCTATATAATCGACATCTTGTCCTAAATCATATGCAAATGAACGAATTAAAACTGGAACATTACTAAACATTAAATCACCATATGCACTAAATTTTAATACAGGTGGAGGAGTTCCTCTTTTTTTATCATTCATCCCAAAATGCATTTTTGTTACAATACGTAAAAAATGCAAAACTGCAATCATGTAATGCCCTTCTGCCGCAGATTGAGCAGTTAGCGGACCAGACACTTGTAAATTAGGCGGTCTACTTTTAGTAAAATAACTAACAGGATAATTTGTATGTGCCGTTTCATATTCACCATATTCTGCTTGATGAGATATATTAATAGTTGGTGTGTAAGGCCAAATTATCCCATTAAATTTTTTAAGGGGTAATAAAATAGGATTTGGTGCACCAGACTCTGTTTCTAATATATCACTATTTCTTGGTAACGATACTCTTGCTCGTATATCTTTCATCGCCTAATTCCTCGCATTACTATGCCAAATATTCTATCTCTAGATTTAGAATCGGTTTGTATGTTTCCAAAATAATCATTGAATAATTCTCGCATTTGTAATTGATCATCTTCTTTTATTATATCGGATCTAAATTTTGAAGCGTTCATTCCGCCTTCCATACTAGGTACTGTATATTTGTAAGAACGCTCTTGTCCTGTTTCAGGGTCTACAGAAGGTTCAGGTAATATATTTTCAGTATATTCTTGTACAACATTACCGGATTTTAATCGTTCAGCATCCTTAACACCTAATGCTAATACTACATAATTAGAAGAAGGATCCCTTCCTACTTTAGTTAAATCAGGTCTGTATGGCATAGTTTCTATAATATGATCTTTTGGTACTCCATACATTGTTGCAATTATATCTGCCTTCTCCTGAAATGTAAATGGATCAGTAGAGTAGTCACCTGCCGCATGTGCCTGTTGTTGTTTTTTACCAAACATAGTAGCGATAAATACGTTGTTGGCACCAAACTTTTCACTTAAATGTTTATATACACCATAATGCCCTTTATGCATAGGCTGGAATCTGCCTCCATAAAATACAACCGGTGTTTTAGCAATTGCTTCAAAAAGTTCAAGAATTCTCATATTAATATTTATTCGAAAAATTCTTGACTTTTTTTACCTTATAATGTATAATAATAGCAGTAAATAACCACGGAGAATCATGGCTGTAAAACGAAATTATTTAAACAATAAAGATATTTTAAAACAAATACATTTATCAAAACAGACATATTGTGCATATACACATGATAAATTTAAGGATTACGATTTAATTGTAGCAGAACATGTTAATTGTATTGATATTGAAGATTTAACAGACGAAAATAAAGAAGAGGCAATTACCAATCGTAAAAAACGATTAGAAATTGACAAGGATGTAGAAGTAGAAATTGATCCAAATGATATTGTTTATAGAGTTTATGACTTTGCACACATACCTTTAGAACCAGGCAGAAAAAATAAACCTAAAACAATAGCGGATCATCATGCTAAAGTAAATTTTCCTCCTTTTAAACACTATGTTTGGAATCAAAATAAAAACAGATATAAAGAAGTAGCAAGATCACATTGGAAGGGCACTATTTCTACAGGTAAGTTTTGTGTTGAACATGGATACATGACAGATGAACTTGCTAATATGTGTATGAAACTTACAGAACGATATGCTACACGATCTAATTGGCGAGGGTACACTTATGTAGATGAAATGCGGTCGCAAGCATTATTGCAACTATCACAAATTTCATTACAATTTGATGAGAGCAAATCACAAAACCCATTTGCATATTATACTGCCGCAATTACAAATTCTTTTACACGAGTATTAAATGTCGAAAAACGTAGTCAAAATATACGTGACGATCTACTAGAAAAAGCAGGACATAATCCTAGTTATACTAGACAAGTAGCACATCAAATTGCTATTGCTGAAAAAGCAGAAACAGAAAGAAGAGAACGAGGCGAAGTATAATGCTTCATAGTAGAATCGATTTTAATGAAGACATTGCAACAAATGTTAGGTTATTTAATCCGTTTGGACCTAACATGTTTTATATGTCATTAAAAGATCGACATACAGCAGAACTGTTAGAAATAATTAATAAACTTAGTAGCCAACAAGATATAAAAGATAAATTAAATGCAATTGGTCAAATTGTTCACGGTACTAAAGGAAAAGAAAATCAAAAAAATAGTATAGTTGATGGAGAAATGTATCCTATACGTACAGAATTTTTAGAAGAAAATGATAAACAAATTCTTATAGATGTAATTACAAATTTAACATTAACATATGCTCAAATTGTTACTTCTCATGCTAAAGATGATCTTGCATTAAGAGATGATTCTGATGCCATTGAAAAACTAAAAAAAGAAGAAAATGAATATGTGGCCGAAATACAAGGTCTTTGGTATGTTAAAATGAAGGCTGGAGATTTTCATATACTACATGAACATTCTACATCTGGAGCAACTATGAGTGGAGCAATATATTTAGATGTACCTGAGTTACCTTGGCCACAAGGTAATATAAATTGGATTCCTCCTGGCGGAGAAAACACTATGTATAATAGTACATGGCAACTTAGTCCTAAATCAGGCGATGTTATTATGTGGCCTGCATGGTTATTACATACAGTATATCCATTTAAAAGTGATAAAGAACGAATTATGATTTCTTTTAATTCTATTTTATTAACCCAAAAAGGGGAGAAGTATAATGCTTTATAGTAATATTAATATTAATTCCGATATTGGAACTGATGCAAGTTTTTTTAATCCATTTGGTCCTAATATTTTATATTATAAATTACAACCCGATGTTTTAAAAAAAACATTAGATTGTGTAAATGCATACCGAAGTGATCGAGAATATATCGAAGAATTAAAAACCAAAGGACAAATAATCCAAGGAACTAGATCACAAGAAAGTCAATCAAATTCTATTGTTAGTGGTGAAATGCTACTAATAGAACAAGAGTTTCAAGAAAAACATTTTGATAATATTATTCAAGATATTATTAATATAACTAGTTATAATTATGGATTACAATCTGCTAAATTTAGTGTATTCGATATGGGTATGCGAGATATACAAGACGAATATATAAAAGAAATTGACGAAGATATATCGTCATTGAAAGTTTCTATTAAAGATTGTTGGTTTGTTGTTTTAAAAGAAGGAGATTTCCATATTTTACATGAACATCATTATGGAGGAGCAATTCTTAGTGGAGCAATTTATTTAGATGTACCTGAAAAGCCGTGGCCTCAAGGTAATATTAATTGGATAGTTAATGGAGTTTCAACTCATATGTTTAACTCTAGTTGGGGATTACAACCAACCACAGGAGATGTTTTTATGTGGCCGTCTTGGATTAAACATTCAGTGTATCCTTTTAAAGGAGAAGGAGAACGAATTATGATATCGTTTAATGCAACCCTTTTACGTGCAAGAGATAAAAAAAATGACAAATAATTTATTTAAAAAAGTAGCATGTTTTACAGATATACATTTTGGTTTAAGAAATAATAGTAGATTACACAATACAGATTGTGAAGAATTTATTAAATGGTTTATTGAAGAAGCTAAAAAAGAAAAATGTGAAACTTGTATATTTTTAGGTGATTGGCATCATCATAGGGCATCTATTAATGTTAGCACATTAAATTATACAATGTCTAATTTAGAATTTTTATCTAAAGCATTTACAAATGTATTTGTTATAATGGGCAATCATGATTTATTTTACAGAGATAAACGAGAAATTAATAGTGTAGCATTTGGTGGATTATATGATAATGTACATATTGTAAATAGTATTTTTACAGAAGGTGATGTTAGCATTGTTCCATGGTTGGTACAAGACGAATGGAAGGAAATGCCTAATATAAAATCTAGGTATATATTTGGTCATTTCGAATTAGGCGGATTTCAAATGAATCAACTTGTAGCAATGCCAGAAAATGGAGGATTGGGACAACAACATTTTAAAAATCAAGAATATGTTTTTAGCGGTCACTTTCATAATAGACAACAACAAAAAAATGTAGTGTATATAGGTAATACTTTTCCACATAATTATTCTGATACTTGGCAAGATAATAGAGGAATGATGATATTAGAATGGGGTAAAGAACCACAATATACTGCATGGCCAAATGCACCATCATTTAAAACAATTAATCTTAGTAAATTAATTGATGCACCAGAAAAATATTTAAAACCAAAAACATATATAAGAGTAACATTAGACATAGATATTTCATATGAAGAAGCAACTCATATTAAACAAGCATTTACAGACGAATATAAATTACGAGAAATAGTATTATTACCAGAACGAGAGGACGAACACGAGGTAGATTGGTCCGAAGGAGAGGTTCCAAAATTTGAATCTGTAGATCAAATAGTATTAAGCGAACTTTCTACTATTAAATCGACCCATATTGATAACAATAAATTGGTTGACATCTATAACAATCTGACTGTATAATAATAGATTATGCTTACTATCAAAGAAATTACCATCAAGAATTTTATGAGTGTTGGTAATGTAACACAAGGAGTTCTTTTAAACGATACTGGTTTAACTTTAGTTCTTGGAAACAATTTAGATTTAGGCGGAGACGGGTCACGCAATGGTACAGGAAAAACAACTCTTGTAAATGCGTTATCTTATGGTCTATTTGGTCTTCCATTAACTAATATCAGACGTGATAATTTAATCAATAAAACCAATGGCAAACATATGCTTGTCACGATTGAATTTTCATGCAATCGTGTAACGTATAGAATTGAACGAGGACGTAAACCAGGTATATTAAAATTTTATGTTAACGACTCTGAACAAATAGATGAAACAGACGAAGGACAAGGTGAAAGTAAATTAACACAAAAGCAAATAGATAAAGTTCTAGGTATGACACATAATATGTTTAAACATGTTATGGCACTTAATACATACACAGAACCTTTTCTTGCTATGAAACAAAATGATCAACGAAACTTAATAGAAGAATTGTTAGGTATTACTTTACTTTCAGAAAAAGCGGCATTATTAAAAGAATTAGTTAAAGAAACAAAAGATAACCATAAAGAAGAAGAATACAGAATAGGTGGAATTCAACAAGCAAATGAACAAATAGAAAGTTCTATTAACGATTTACAACGTCGAAGTGATTTGTGGGACAGGAAGCATAAAGAAAATATAGAAGAATTAAAAAATAAATTACTAGAATTATCTGAAGTAGATATAGATATAGAATTGCAAGCTCATAAGGACTTAGAAGCATATAGTGAGCTTCAAAGAAAAACGTCGCAATTAGACGGGAATATTGCACAAATTGACACCAAAATCTCCAAGTTAAATCAAGACCTATCAAGTATAAAAGATGATGCATGTTACGTATGTGGAAAACCATTAGATGATGAGTTGCATAAAAAACTATTAAAAACAAAAGAAGATAAATTAAAAAATTATACAGAAGAAGTGTCTGAGTATAAACGAGAAAGAGAAGACCTAGGATCGTTAGGCAAGCAACCAATTACCCATTATGATAAAATAAGCGATGCATATAATCACAAAACAACATTAGATACGTTATCAAATCAATTAGAAAGTAAATTAACAGAAACAAATCAGTACATAGAACAAATAGAAACACTTCAAGATAAAGGATTACAAGAAATAAATTGGAACAAAATTAACGAATTAAATAATTTAAAAGAACACCAAGAATTTTTATTAAAGCTTCTTACAAATAAGGATTCTTTTATAAGAAAGAAGATTATAGACCAAAACTTAGCATATTTAAATACAAGGCTTAAATATTACTTACAAAAACTAGGTCTACCACATTATGTAAATTTTCAAAGTGATTTAACTGTAGAAATTACAGAGCATGGAAGAGATTTAGATTTTGATAACTTATCACGAGGAGAGCGTAATAGGCTTATACTAGGTTTAAGTTTCTCGTTTAGGGATATATTTGAATCTATGAATACTCCAATTAATTTAATGTTTATAGACGAATTAATTGACTCCGGAATGGACACAACCGGAGTTGAGTCTGCATTGGCTGAGCTTAAAAGAATTACAAGGGAACGAAATAAAAATATATTTTTAATTTCACATAAAGACGAACTTGTAGGACGAGTAAATGATATATTAAATGTAGTTAAAGAAGATGGATTTACATCATTTAGTTGCGATAAGGAAGTACTAGAACATGTCTGAAACACCATGGATTGATAGAAGATCATTATTAGACATAACTCAACAATCTAGAGGAGGAGCTGGATTGGCACCATTAGATATGGGATATGTATACGTCTTTAAAAACGGAGAAACCAGACATTGTTTAGATGACTCGGAGGCATATAACTTTTATGCAGATAACAAAGAACGACTTGACTCAGAACCAACAATTTAAATTTTTTATAGCGGCCCCGTTTGGCAATTATATTAAACATAAAAATGCAATTAATGTTAGAGGTTCTTTTACAATATTACGTAGACCAGGATTAATTAAACAACTATTTAGAACTCTTAGATATGATTTTTCTAAAAAAGGATGGAAGAACGAATTAGGACTCCGTAATCCGGGTATAAAACACGGACTTAATAAATACAGAAACAACGGCAAAGAAGTTATAAGTATTGCCGCAATTATGCCTAGAGATTGGGGTGACTTTGCAAAAGACATACCCGATCATGTAAACTTAGAATTAAATTTAAGTTGTCCAAATATCGATAAAGTAGAAATAGATTATAAAGCTCTTACTAAGTTTTATAATGCATTTTGGGATAATAAACGAGAATGGTGTATAGCCAAAATATCGCCCCTATCTACAGAGGACGAAATCAAGCGATTATTAGACATTGGGTTTGGTCAGATCCACTGCTCCAACACCCTCCCTATTACTGGCGGAGGATTGAGCGGAAAGGAATTGATAAGTTACACGATCAAACTCATAGATTACATAAAGACACACTTTCCCTCAGTGAAGATTATCGCAGGAGGAGGGATTGATCATATAGATATTGTAAATTACTATAAAGGTAAAGGTGCAGATTATTTCAGTTTAGGAACTGTATGTTTTACACCTTGGAAATTATCAAAAATACTTAATGCCAAGTAAAAGTAAAATAAAAGGCAGTTCATTTGAAAGAGAAATAGCAAAAGAACTATCGGATTTATATAATGAGAGCTTTGTAAGAACTCCATCGTCGGGTGCTTATGTTGGCGGCTCTAATGTTGCAAGAAAAGATTTTTTATCCGAGGGTCAGGTACAATCCTTCAGAGGAGACATAATACCACCCGACGACTGGAAATATTTTAATGTTGAATGTAAATCGTATGCTGATTTCCCTTTCCACCAATTACTATACCAAGGCGATATTAGACTATTAGATGAATGGATAGAACAAATACTAGAAGTGGCAGAAGAAAAAGATTTAAACTTATTGATACTAAAATTTAACCGCAAAGGCAAATACATAGGCTTCCAAGAACACTTACTTAATTCCTCATTTTATACATATAGACACGCAAATTATAAAGGCTGGATTTTTACAAGCTACAAAGATTTTATGGAACAAAACAATGGCTCAATTAAATACCTCTCAGTTGAAGGGGTACCACAGCCTCTATTGTCGTAAGACCGGTTGAGAACGAGTACGCTCGTTCGGATCTCCGTGGCAAAAGCAGAAAAAATGAGTAGGCTCTCCTGACAATTGGAACCTACAAGGTATATAAGGTAGATCTAATTGCTTTATATAAACCTGCGTTGGATAAGCAGAACGTAAAAAGGTACAGCCCAACCGCCTTAACCTATTTGGTTGTTCTATTAGAATGTGCTATGTCCGAAGGAAATAGTTATCTTAGCCTTAAACAGGCTAAGTGTGACTTGACTCTCAGGAAATAGTTAAATAGTAATAGTATAAATTCGATCTGAATTACGAAGTAATGAAAGATCGTGATGAGCTTTAGCTCATCATTAAAGGAAGGTAAATGAAACTAACAGAATTTGATTATCCTCAAATATACTGCGACATGGACGGCGTTTTAGTAGATTTAATAGAAGGTGCAACAAAAATATTAGGTTATAATTTTGCTGAACGTTATGGTTACGTTTCAGGAAAGCACGAACTATGGGATAAATTAGCAGAAGAAAAATTATTTTGGGCAGAGTTACCTCCTATGCCTGATATGAAACAACTTTGGGGATTTATATCAACTTTCCAACCTTATATATTAACCGCTGTTCCTGCTGTTCGGTTAATATGGGATCCTCCAGCAGGAATTCAAAAAGCAATGTGGTGTGAAAAAAACTTAGGTATTAGCAAAGATAGAGTGTATGCTGTAAAACGCTCAGATAAAAAACACTTTGCTAAATCGCACGACGGTCGACCTAATATATTAATTGATGACCATCAACAAAATATTAATGAATGGAATAAAGCAGGAGGAAAAGGAATACTCCACACATCTGCAAGTAACAGTATTAAACAATTAGAAGGTATTGGCTTCTAAAGATTTTGTTGCTGTTTCTTTCCTGCCTTTGCATCAAGTTTTTGTTTAACAATTTCAAAAAACATTTCTCTTTCATCATAGGTCAACATCCACATATCATTGTATGATATCATTCCATCTGAAAACACAACCAGTTCCATTAAATTCTTTTGAAAGGCTCTTACATCATCTTTCATTTCTTGTAAGATTTCCTGAATTTCGTCAGGAGTTGATTGTAAGAGCCTTAGGCGAAAAAAAGGGTCGGATCAAACACAATAGGAGTAGAAGATTTAGATGAACACTTTTCGCAATCAAATTCTATGATGTTATTAAAACCTACATCTGTTATTTCTACTATTTTTTCTGATATAGACCCAAAAGAAGTTCGTCCTATATCATGTAACCATTCAGCAATTAATTGTTTGTCCTCAATTGAAGCAGTTGGTGTGTCTACTTTTATTATAGACCGTAATACTAGCTCATACGTTATTTCGGTAATTTTCTTTAATGATTTGCCTAATTCTACTTGTTTTTCGGCATCAGTGGTATCATCATTTGCTAATATATTATTAGTAATCGCAGACCTTTCAAAATTTGCCAATGCTGATTGAATTTGACAACGAAGATCATATGGTTTAACATATACAGTTAAATCGCCTATTACTATTTTATATTGTTTTTCGAGACCTGTTATTTGTGTATCTAATAAAAATTCTATATCTACATTAAATTCGGTAGATGTATTACATTTTGTACACAAACCACTATAAGCTAATTCTTTCCCATATGTTACTAGTCGTATTGCTAACATTAAAACATTAAAATCTGGTCCAGGAATATCATTTGGATTTTCAATATCTGGTACACACGATTTCATTACTTCAATTAATGATTCACCGTTCATTAAAATATCCGGAGATTTGAATAATAATTCATCTCTTGCAGTCATAGGTCTTACTAAAATTTCATTTAAGTTTGATAACTTAGGAGGTATAGTATAAAAGTTACCATTACTAGGTAATATTACATATACTCCGGGAGGTCTATGATATTGCATTAACGGATTAGAAGAATTAGTTTCTAAAACAGTATGTCGCACATTATGTTTTTTTGATTCAACTGTTTTTCCACCCTCACCTGAAACAGGTGTCTCTCGCTCAATTTTTTCTTTTTTAATCTGTTTTTTGGGAGTTGTTGAAAAATTATCTAATGCTTGATTTGCTATTTTTAATACAGGTTCTGCTTCTGGATTGTCTTTATATTTTTCTATAAATTGTTCTACTTGTTCTTTTGATTCATTAATGTCATAAAACTCGTTTAATATAACATTTGCATCTTCGGGCATTTTCCTCCTTAATAAATATATATAACTCTATTTATAGGCAGAAATTCATGGCATCTATACAACTTCCAGGCGTAGGCTCAGTAGAAATACCTGATTTTGCTACAGATTACACATTACAACAAGTATTAAATGTTCTTTCTAGTCAAGAAGCAGAACGTATCCAGGCCTTAGGAGAAATTAACCAAACACTTGTTACAGGATCAAATGTAAGTAGAGCTCAATTAGCTAGAGATACAGAGACAGCATCTAATACTGGAAGAATGTCTCGAATGCAGGCAGTCCAACATAGAACCAATCTTCAGACATTAAATCAAATGAAAGCTCAGCATAAAGAAATGTTATCTGCTCAAAAAAGAGCATCTGGGGCTTTCGCTCAACAAATGCCACAAATTATGAGAATGGCTGGTTCAATGATATCAGGAAAAGGTATTAGTGATGCATTAAGTATGATGCCAGGTGGCCTTGGCCAAGGGATAGCATTAGCAACAAAAGTTGTAGGAGAATTTGCCGATTCTCAACGCAGATTAACAGATGTAGGTATGGGATTAGGAACATCTATTATTAATACAGGAGAAGCAATTAGTAGTTTTAATGTGCCATTAAGTGAATTAGAACGAATTGCAGGATCAAATGCAGTAACTTTAAATTACCTTAATGATACTACTATGGATATGACAAAGGCACATAAGGACTTATTAGATCAAGGAGTCAGACCTGGTGTTTTTGCATTTGGATTAATATCGAAAACAGCAAGAGATAGCATGAAAGAATTTGGTAATTTTGGATTTACAGTAACAGAAGTAAATTCTTTCTTAGCAGAATATTTAGAAACTGATCGAAAACGAGGAGTATTAGCACAGAACTCTGCTGTAAATTTAGCCGCAAATTTTAAAGCACTAGCCCAAGAAACTGCCGCCTATGCTTACGATACAGGTAGAAATCGCAAAGATTTAATGAAAGCCCAAATAGAAAATTTAAATCGTACTGATGCATCAACGTATGCTATGATGCTTAGAATGAAAGGCGAAGAAGGTGCGGCAGAAACATTTGAAAAGAATTTAGCATTAATTACAAATGAAATGAAATCTCGATATGGAGAAAATGCAGATTCGATGATTGATGCATGGATACAAGCTCAAACACAAGGTAGAGGTCTAGAAGCAACAGAAGCAGGTGCAGAATTTATGGCTATGTTAGGACCAGCAGGTGCTGTTTTAGATCAAATGGCAAGATCTGGAGAAGCAATAGACCCTGCAATGTTTGGTAAATTTCATAAAGCATTAGAACAATCAGTAAAATCATATGACACTCAAAATTTTCAATTATTAGCAACTCAACATGAATCTTTACAAACAGCAGGTCGTATGTTATCTGAAGCTAGAACTACTACTGCCGAATCTCGACATCAAGCAAAATTACGATTGAAAGAAGGAGCCCAATTATTAAAAGCAAATGAAGCAGTAGTTACAGTAACAACAGATTTACAACAAGGAATGTTAAGAGTAACTAATGCAATGGTTGGAGAGGGAGGGGCCCTTCAACCTGCACTTAAAAAAGCAATTGAATCAGTTGGACAATTTACAACTGCAATAGGGCAAGCGGCAAAAGGTGAAGGATTAGCCGCTTCGGCTACTATCGGAAAAATGTTATTGGACAATCCTTGGCAATTTTTGGCGATGGGAGCAGGTGCTTCAATGCTACCTAATGTTAATAAAATGTTTCCACAATCAGGAACATCTATGGCAAACCAAAATAAATTTGCTAGTAGTTTGGCTATGTCACAATTAGGTTCCGCAACGGTTGGTCAAGGAAATAAAGTATTAAGAGGAGGACAAACATATGAGCTAAAGAACAATATATTTACAGATCCTAATTCCGGTTTGGACTACAAATATGATCCCAAAACTGGAAAATTTACACCAACTAAAGGAGCCATAAAATCTATTACAGGTGGAACTGCGAGTAAAGCCATAACAGGAATGAAAGGTGGTACATTATCAGGTATATTTTCCATTGGAATAGCAATGATGGAAGGTTATGAAGAATTACAAAGATCAGAATCAGAATTTAATGCACAATGGGGTGGTGCTGACGTAAATAAAGATTCGCAAGAATATAAAGATGCGGTCGCATTAAGAGATAAAAGAAGAAAAGATATTGCAATTAAAACTTTAGGAAAAGGTGGCGGCGGTATGGGCGGTTCTATGTTGATGGGTGGCCTTGTAGGAATGCTAGGTGGCGGACCATTAATGTCGATATTAGGAACTGCACTCGGTGGTTATTATGGTTACAAATGGGGTGGCGAAGCGGCAGAACAAGTAACTGGTAGAGAAGATATTTTTACTACAATGCAAGAAAGTATGGGCGAACATGGTAACGAATATACGCAAGGTCAAAAATTAGCACAAGAACAACAAAAAATTATAAACATGGAAAAAGCCAAAACAGATCCTCAATATTTAGAATTAACAAAAATACAAAAATTATTAGTAGATCATGGAACAAAATTAGATGTAATTGCTGGTGCATCAGCATCTACCGCTATAGAAACAACAAAGATAACCAGAACACAAAGCCCGGCTATAGGCCCTCCTGGGAGAAATTATTAAATGGTTGACAAAACACATATAAGAGCATATAATATAAATATTACTATAGGATAATATATGAGCTGGAAAAAACATTTTACAGTATACCAATTCGGTAATACTAAAAAAGTAGGACAATCACATACAAGTGCAAGTAAATTTGGTTCTTGGTTACCTGAAGTTTATACAGGACAACCTAATAGAATTGAACGTTATGTTCAATACGACCAAATGGATATAGATTCTGAAGTTAATGCGGCTTTAGATACTATTGCTGAATTTTCGACACAATTTGTAGATAAAACAAATATACCATTTGAAGTCGAATGGAAAGAAGATTCAACAGAAACTGAAGTAGCATTATTAGAAAAAGCATTAGAACAATGGAATAATCTAAACGATTGGGATAAACGTATTTGGAGAATATTTAGAAATACATGTAAATATGGAGACCAATTTTTTATTAGAGACCCGGAAACATATGAATGGAATTGGGTTAATCCAATGGATGTTACAAAAGTAGTTATTAATGAGGCAAAAGGTAAAGAACCAGAACAATATATTGTTCGCAATTTAGCATTAAATTTACAAGAAAAAACAGCATCAAATATTATTCCGCATAGTGATCAATTTGCATCAGTTACCGCTATGCAACGAGGTGGTATTATTGACCGAGGAGCATATGGTACAGGTAGTGGTCATAGTCAAAGCGGATATGGTGGCGGAGAACAAGAAGAATACGGAGTTGACGCAAATCATATGGTGCATTTAGGAATGACAGAAGGCATGGATATTAATTGGCCTTTTGGTCAAAGCATTCTTGATCCGGTGTTTAAAACGTACAAGCAAAAAGAATTACTAGAAGATTCTATTATAATTTATAGAGTACAGCGAGCTCCAGAACGTAGAGTATTTTACATAGATGTGGGAAACATGCCATCACACAAAGCAATGGGATTTGTAGAGCGTGTGAAAAATGAAATTCACCAACGTAGAATACCAAATAAAACTGGAGGAGGCACAACAATCATGGATGCTAGTTACAATCCTCTTTCAATAATGGAAGATTACTTTTTTGCACAAACAGCAGAGGGAAGAGGATCTAAAGTTGAAGTATTACCTGGAGGTGAGAATTTAGGGCAGATAGATGATTTAAGGTATTTTACAAATAAAATTTTAAGAGCGTTAAGAGTACCTAGTTCTTACCTCCCAACAGGTCCAGATGATGGAACTTCAAGTTATGTTGACGGACGAGTAGGTACTGCATTTATTCAAGAATATAGATTTACAAAATATTGTCAACGTATACAAGCATTATTAGGACCTACATTTGACAAAGAATTTAAACTCTTTTTAAAATGGAAAGGTATTAATATTGATTCAGGTACGTTTGAACTTAGATTTACGGATCCGCAGAGCTTTAGTCAATATAGAGAAGTAGAAGTTGATCAAGCTAGATCAGCAGTATTCAGTGGACTTGCAGAAGCACCATATATGTCTAAGCGTTTTGCATTAAAGAAATACCTAGGACTTACAGAAGATGAAATTGTCGAAAATGAGCAAATGTGGAGACAAGAAAATGGTGAGCAAGATACACAATTAGATCCTGAAAGTGATATGAGCGGATTAGGAGCAGTAGGAGTTCAACCTATGGATCCAAATATGATGCAACCTATGGAAGCCGAACCACTGCCAGGAGCAGAGGATCCAATGGATCCTGCAGGAGCAGAAGGATCGGCATCACCTATTACCGGCGACGAACTACCAGATGCACCAGGAGCAGTATAATGAAAGATTATGTAGAAATGATGAAAGAATTTAGACAATTATCTGAAGCACCAAAATCAGATAATGTAGGTACACAATACGAAGAAATTGACGATCAATCAAAATATGAATATGACGACAGTCGGCGCCCTCGATTAACACTTACACATTTGAACAAATTGAAAAAAATGCGTAAGTTAAAAAAGTTAGATCTTGATAAAAGATACAAATTTTTTAAAGAAATTTACGGAATCCCACCAGCACCTCCTCCAACGATGTAATTTTTTTCCAAAAAAGGCGATTTTTAGACCTTTTTCTAAGCTATTTCTCTCTCGAATTGTAAATATTAATAGTTTCAAAACGCTTTCTTTAGGAGTAATTATATGACCACGAGAGAAAAACTTGAAAAGGTCCTCGAATTTATCATAAACGAGGAAAATGAAAAGGCCAGCGACCTCCTTCATGATGTATTTGTGGAAAAGGCTCGAGGCATTTACGAAGAGATTGCAACCGAAGACGAAGATCTTGAGGAAGCAACAGAAGAAGAAGTCGAGGAAGCAAAATCCGACGACGACAAAGAAGATAAAGAACAAGTAGACGAAGCAGACATTCAAGATCAATTTGCAGACGAAGTCGAAACCGACAGCGAAATGATTGATCAAGAAGAAGTAGCAGAAGAAGATCCAATAGGTGACGAAATGCCTATGGATGATGAAATGGGTGACGCAGAAGGCGAAGATCCTGTTGAAGATGCTTTTATGAATGTTGAAGATGCTTTAGACGAACTTAAAGCCGAATTTGCTCAACTAATGGGTGACGAAGAGCCAGTAGATATGGACGACGAAGCACCAGTAGATGATATGAGCGATATGGTTGACGCAGAAGAAGAAGATCCATTAATGATGGGTGGAAACGACGAAGAACCAGTAGAAGAAGAACTTGATTACGAACAAGTTGGTGAAGGTGCAGTAAATGTTCCAGATCCAAATATGAGCGAAACAGGTTTTGCAGCCGCTGGTGGATCTACCGGAGCAGTAGGTAACAAATCCCCTGTAGCAAGTAAAAATGATATGGGCGGAACCGCTGTTAAAGTTAATGATGGTTCTGAAGGCGATCATGGTGACAATGCTGTTAAAGAAGATAACGCAGGAAACGTAAATGTACCAGGCGGAAAAGCAGGAAAAGCACAATCAAATGTAGCCGATCCAAAAAACAGTGAAGAAGCAAGTAATAAAAAATCACCAATAGATGGTTCGTAAGGAAAAAATAAATGGGCGTAACATTAGTAGAGAAATTAAGTTTTGATCAAGCTAATATACAAGTAGAATCCGTTGATGACAATGGAACAAAGAATCTCTTTATGAGAGGTGTCTTTATTCAAGGTGATGTTAAGAATCAAAATCAACGGGTTTACCCAATTAATGAAATTAATAAAGCGGTAAAATCGCTAAAAGAAAAAATAACCTCAGGGTTTTCGGTATTAGGAGAAGCCGACCATCCAGAAGATCTAACAGTTAATTTAGATCGTGTTTCTCATGTAATAACAGAAATGGATATGCATGGAGCAGATGGAGTAGGAAAACTTAAAATTTTACCAACGCCTATGGGGAATCTAGTTAAAACACTATTAGAGAGTGGTGTTAAACTAGGTGTTAGTTCAAGGGGATCAGGAAATGTCAGTGAAGGTGGAAAGGTCTCCGATTTTGAAATTGTGACAGTTGATATTGTCGCACAACCGAGTGCCCCTAACGCTTACCCGGATCCAATTTACGAGAAGCTGGAAAATTACAAAAAAGGCGGATCATTGTTGGAATTAGCTGAAGCAGTTAGGTATGATAAAAAGGCACAAAAGCACCTTACTAAAGGGATCACTACATTTATTAGTGATCTTAAATTTTAGGAGAATTTAATATGGCAGACGCTTTTGAAGAACTATTAGGTGGAGACGTCCTGTCGGAAGATGTTAAAACTTCATTAACAGAGGCTTGGGAAGCAAAACTTTCCGAGGCTCGTGAGCAGATTACTAATGAAATCCGCGAAGAATTTGCAACTCGTTATACAAACGACAAGACGCAAATTGTTGAAGCAATGGATAATATGTTGACTGATGCTATTAAGCAAGAAGTCGAAGAATTTGCTCATGATAAAGGTGCATTAGTTGAGGCACGAGTTCAGTACAAACAAAAAATGCAAGAACACGCAGAAGTATTGGACAAGTTCTTAATGGATGCTCTTAAGAAGGAAATAACTGAACTTCGAGAGGATAGAAACACCCAAGGCGAAAACTTTAAAAAATTAGAAGGTTTTGTCTTGAAACAGTTAACAAAAGAGTTGAATGAATTCCATAGCGATAAACAGGCTGTAGTAGAACAGAAGGTTAAACTCGTTACGGAAGGAAAACAACTTTTACGTAACACAAAAGCTAATTTTGTCAAGAAGGCCGCAGAAAAAGTAGAAAACATTGTTGAAAGTACACTTCGAGGAGAGATTGGTGCTTTGAAAGAAGATATCAAATCAGCCCGAGAAAATTCTTTCGGAAGAAAGATGTTTGAAGCATTTGCGGCAGAATTTATGACAAGTCACTTAGCTGAAGGGACAGAAGTTAAAAAACTGTCTCACAAACTTAAAGAGCTAGAGGGACAACTTGAAGAGGCTAACGTACAAATTTCGTCAAAACAAGTAGAAATTTCCGAAGCTCAAAAACAGGCTCGTATTGCAGAAGGTAAGCAAGAACGAGATAAAACTTTATCAGAATTGTTGACACCTCTTTCTAGAGATAAGAAAGAGATTATGGAAGATCTGTTATCTACAGTACAAACAGAAAATCTTAAAAAACAGTATGAGAAATACTTACCAACAGTTCTTAATGAAAATGTTAAAAAAGAAGCAAAAAGTACCGCTTCTAAAAAGACATTAAAAGAAAATGTACAGCCAAAAGCTAGAACACAGAAAACTGTGATAACAGGTAATAAACCAGTTCATGTATCGCCGGAAACGACTGATGCACAGGCTGAGATTATTAACCTTAGAAAACTAGCAGGAATATAATTTTTAAGGAGAATTAATTATGGCAGACGCACTATTTGAGTCCAACTGGCAACCAACTAAGGACGCTCTGTGCGAAGGACTAGAAGGCAACAAAAGAACAGTAATGGAAACCACATTAGAAAATACACGTCAAGCACTGATGGAGACAGCAGGAGCAGGCGCAACTAATGCAGGTAACGTTGCAACGTTAAACAAAGTTATCCTTCCTGTTATCAGAAGGGTAATGCCTACTGTTATCGCAAACGAGCTAATTGGTGTACAGCCAATGACTGGTCCAGTAGGACAAATTCATACTCTGCGTGTAAGATATGCAGATACAGATAATGGAGCAACCGCGGGTGAAGAAGCATTGAGCCCATTTAAGATTGCTAATTCATATTCTGGAGCACCAGGAACAAGTGCCGCTCCGAGCGCCACAGGCGTTATGGAGGGGATTCCCGGTAATAAAATGTCAATCCAAATCTTGAAGCAAACAGTTGAAGCGAAGACTCGCAGACTGTCCGCTCGTTGGACTTTTGAAGCATCTCAGGATGCCCAAAGCCAGCATGGTATTGATGTTGAGGCTGAAGTTATGGCCGCTCTTGCACAAGAGATTACTACAGAAATCGATCAAGAAATTATCGGTTCTTTAACAACTTTATCAGGAACAGCAGTTGACACATATGACCAATCCGCTGTTTCGGGTACAGCAACTTTTGTTGGTGACGAACACGCCGCATTAGCAGTTCTGGTAAATAGAGCCGCTAATATTATCGCCGCACGTACACGTCGTGGCGCAGGTAACTGGGTAGTTGTTAGTCCATTAGCACTGACAATCCTTCAAAGTGCAACAACTTCTGCGTTCGCAAGAACAACTGAAGGTACTTTTGAAGCACCAACTAACACAAAATTTGTTGGAACTTTAAATAGTTCAGTTCGTGTTTATGTAAATCAGTATGCCGCTGATAGCGCCGCAGTACTGGTTGGTTATAAGGGCCCAGGTGAAATGGATGCCGCAAGTTTTTATTGCCCATACATTCCGCTGATGAGCTCCGGGGTTGTACTTGATCCTAGTTCATTCGAACCAGTCGTTTCCTTTATGACACGATATGGTTATGTTGAGCTTTCGAACCAAGCTTCATCCTTGGGTAACGCCGCTGACTACTTGGCAAATATTGCCGTTACTAACGCAAACGTTAAGTTTCAGTAAACCGTTACTTTATTGGTTACAAAAGGGTATATTTTCGGATATACCCTTTTTTTATGATAAATATTATTGCCCGAAAGGGTTTATGGGGTACACCCACCCCGTAGTTGGATAGAACCACAAAGGAGAAACAAATGGGAAGACCTATTAATAAAAGACACTTCGGTACCCCTGATTCGGGTCTCGATTTTAAATGTAGATATCATCATGGATCATTATCTGATGGTTGGATTGTTAAACAAGTTGGCTCAAAACGTTTTAAGTGTACAAATAAAGCCGGCAACGAAAAAATTTGTACTTTAGTCGACAAAGCACAAGGATCATTAGCAGAAGGCGAAATGACTATTAGTGTTAAAGATAGTGCAGATAGTAATGCTATTAAGCGAGTAACAAAAATTACAGGTAGACGAGTTACATTATCAGGTGGAACTCAAATTCCTTGGGATTTTACTGGCACAGGAGCAACTGTTGAAATGGAAGAAGCCGGAACTGACTCTGACAATACTGGCGGAGATAACTTCGAATAATCTATTCTAAAATGGGGCATCCTTTGCCCCATTTCTCTTTTTAATACCTTAATAAAATAAATTTCAAAGATAAATATTATTAATGGAGTGTAGGATGAATAATGGCTTTAAAAACTACCAGTTTAATTTCAGAAGAATCAGTAACAGCATCAAATCTTAAAACAACAAATGCGGCTACAGCAGGTGATGCGGTAGCAACAGATGGTGCTGGAAATTTAGTTTTTAAAACATTACATGGTGCACAACCAACTGTAACATATAAAAATGCAGATTTTACAATTACCGCTGGCGAAAATGTCCAAGTTGATACAAGAGCTAATCCTGTTAATATAACTTTACCAGCAAATCCAAATGTAGGAGATGCGGTTAGGATATCTGATGGCGGAGGAAACTTTGCAAGTTTAAATGTTACAGTTTTACGCAATGGAAATACTATTATGGATTTAGGAGATGATTTATTAGTAGATTATAATAACGCATCTTTTGGTTTATCTTATAATGGTTCCACTTGGAGAATATTTTAATGGCGATTTATCTTTCAGATTATTTAAGTCCCTCTGCAGGTTCAGTTACAGGTGGAGGTCAAGTTAACACAATATCTGACGAATATGCTTATCATGCATTTAAACGAGATGCAGATGGCTTGCTAACTTATACTAAAGTAAAATTAAATGGAACAGAATCAATAGATCTTACTGATGATACAGGATTTGCATATAATGGTTTAGAAGATATGCTTGACGGTACATTAGACGATGGAACAACCCAAACTAATTCTCTTCCTGTAGGATATGAAGAAACAGGAAGAAATCAATGGGATACTAATATAGGTAATCGAAATCATGACCAATTTAGATTTGATAATTTAAAATTATTTTATTATTTAAATAGTGGTGGTAAGTTAGTAGCAAGGTATAAACAAGATTATGTTTATGTATCAACAGGTGGATCAACAGCAGTTTAAAGTATAATTTTAATGGAAATTTTTGAATAAATATATTAAATCATATAAGGGATCACACTAATGGCTGATTTTATTCTAGGACGATTAAAGTTCAAATGGAAAGGTGACTGGGTTACCTCCACACAATATATTATAGATGATATTATTAAGTATGGAGCCAATACATATGTATGTATTGTTAATCATACTTCTGGTACTTTCTATACAGATTTAGATTCTAATTCGTACTGGTCTTTGCATACTGAAAGTTTTGCTTATAATTCGAGCAGTACTGCATGGGCTTCAGGCACTGAATATAAAAATAATGACGTAGTACGTTGGGGAGCGAATTTATATATTTGTAATGCTCATCATACTTCAGCCGCAGATTGGGCAACTAATTCAGCTAAATTTACTTTATTCGTACCAGGTTTAGAATTTGAAGATTCCTATAGTAATACTACACAATATCAAACAGGTGATGTTGTTACATATGGTGGATATACTTATACTGCAAAACAAGATTCAATAGGTAATTTACCTACTGCTACTACATACTGGGATTTATTTACTACTGGATTTAATGTTAAAGGTGAATATAATGCAGGTACAGCATATAATCCAGGTGATGTAGTAACTAGAAATGGTTATGTATATGTAGCAAAAGTAGACACTACAGGTAATGCTCCTACAATCCAAGATACAGATTCTAATTCACCTACATACAATGAAACAATTACAAATTCAGCTTATTGGGATTTAATTAATACAGGTTTTAAGTTCCAAGGAGATTGGTCCGGAGCATCAACTTATTATTTAGGTGATGTAGTAAAAGAAGGAAATAGTTCATATATTTGTGTAGATGAACACACAGGTGATGGTACCTCATCCTCTGCTACTAAACCTCCATCGGCTTATTGGGATACATTGGCGGCAGGTGATACAACTATTGTTATGAATACACCTGGTGACATAATGATTCGAACCTCTACTAATACAAAATTAAATGTAGGTAAAAAAGGTTGGAAATTACGAGCAGATGAAGGACAAAATTATCCTGTACATTGGGATCCAGATGATGAATCATATACATGGTATGTTGATCCTCATAAAGGATCGGATGAAGAAAATCTTACCTACAGTCCCGGTGTAGTTTCAACAGGAAGTATGAGCACAGGCGAAGAATCAACTTGTACAAGAGACTTAGGATATGTGTTAGATGCTTCAAAATATGATATGGCAATGGGCACAAACTATATGCAACATATAGTAGGTCATAGAATGCAATATGGTGTAAATGTAACAACCGGCGACAGATTAAGAGTATTAGGTGCTATTGATCATGCAAAATTAGCAACCATTGATATTAATAGTGTTAAAAATGAAAATGCAATACTTCAAGAAGTTACCCAAGCATTTGATGAAGTTGTTGATATTATAAACAATGGTCATGCCGCGGCAGATGCCGCATCGTTTCCAGCATTTGGAGCAAGCACAAATAAACAAAATGCAGTATTACAAATGCAAGCAAATAAAAATTTTATTGCCGCAGAAGTAAATGCATGGGTAGAAGATTATATTGGGGCCATGACAACACAAGAACAAGATTTATGTACAAGAGATTTAGGTTATGTTGTTAATGCCGCAAAAAATGATATGGCAATTGGCACAAATTATATGGCAGTTATTACTGGCATTAGATTTAACTATGGGTTATATACTACATCCTCAGATAAAGTAAGAGTTCAAGATGCTATTGATCATTCGCAAGCATCAATTAAAGCATTAACTAATGTATCCGGAGCGGCTGAAACCGCAATAGATGCCGCCTATGCAGAAATTAAAGATATTATAGATAATGGTAATTCTTCTGCTGATGCTTTAACTTTTCCAGATTTTAATACAGGTAGATCAGATTGGACAGATAGAAAAAATGGTGGTTCCCAATTACAGGCAAATAAAGATTTTATTGCCGCAGATGTAAATGCATGGGTTACACAAAATTATCCATCTCATTTTGGTACATATGATGAAGCAAAATGTACAAGAGACTCAGGTTATCTTGTAGATGCTTTAACGTACGATTTAATGTATGGAGGTGATAGTGCAAGTGTAATAATGGCTAAGTCATTTTTTGATGGTGGAGTTTCACAATTAACAACTCCAACTGAAAGAAATGTAACTGTTTTAGCATATCAACATATGGCAACAATTGCAAGTGCTATTGTTCAAGAAACAACAGTAACACCCCAAACAGGAAACAGCGAAACTCAAGATACAACTGGTACAGCCGCTACAGCCGCAGAAGGAACAATAGTTTCTAATTTAATGCAAATTACAGAAGATGCAATTACTGCTAATAGTGCTTCAGGTATACCAGCGGCTACCTATCCAGATGTTGCAACCTCAACTCATATTACACCACATACAGATATTACAACAGATCAAACAACAATTATATCTAATGCGGTGGCTTCAGTTGCGAGTAGTGCTGGTTATGTTCACGATGCATCAAAATGTACACGAGACACAAAATATTTTGTTGATGCTATGTGTTATGATTTAATGTATGGAGGAGATTTTGGTACTCTAGTATCTGCTAAATCTTTTTTTGATGCTGGAGTTTCTCAAATACCAGCAAATCATAGAGAAACAACAGGTTTAGCATATAATTATATGGCAGATGTATTTAAGTATTGTATAGAAAAAACTACAGCATGGAATCCGGAACAATCTGTAATAACTCAAGATACTTCAAACAATGCAGGAACAAGTGCAGAAACTACAATAGTAGATACAAATTTACAAGTTATAGAAGATGCAGTTAAAAATAATACTGCACCAACAGCATCAATAACATATCCTTCTATAGGAAATGCTTCTGCAAATAACACTACAGCATTTAATGATATAACATCAAGTCAAGCAACTATTATATCAAATGCAGTGGCGGCAGTGGCGGCAGGACAAATAACAGGTGAAGGTATATCTGATTATGCAAGTGGTACAGCATATATTGCAGGTCATGTATGTCGATGGGCTCCTCCGACATGGGCAAATGCAGGAACATACACATTAGGTGAATTGGTTGCTCACACAGATGCAACCCATCCAGCCGTAAATAAATCAAGATGGTATAAATGTATAGATGCTACAAATGCAGGTACAACTGCTCCATCGACAGGAGGTACTGTATCGGCTCCGTGGAAATTAATTGCACCATCAGATCCTATTACACAAACAACAGCAGTAGATCCGAATAATGTTAATGTATATTATGGTAAAGATCGATTATATGGAAGAACGGATATTACAACTACTACTAATTTTGGTGGTAACGAAACAATGTATAAAGTATACATGGCCATAAAAGATAGATCAGGTGTTGAACCAATAAATGCAGAAACAGGAAAAATAAATGATGGTTGGCGGGAAGTATTAAATGGTTTAAAAGTTGATGTATATGGTCAGGTAACAGGTGTTATTACATGGGGTAAAAATCCAAGTGCGGCATTTAAAACAATTAGATATGCTTGTTCTAAAGCAAGATCTGGAGACCAAATTCAGGCGGCACCAGGAGTATATAAAGAGTTCTTACCAATAGTAATTCCTGCAGGTGTAGGTCTTCTAGGAAAAGAAATGCGTACAACTTTTGTTGAACCAAATATGGAAGACGACGGCGGGAACGGAGTTGGAGTATCTATGTTAGGAGCAGGGTATCCTAATAATGAAGTTGCTATGTTTTATTGTAATGATGCAGTAACAGTTAGAGGTTTTACATTTAGAGGATTAGGAGGAATGGTAAAAGGGGTAGGTAGTCCTCATGAAGAGCCTATAGTTAAAGGTGTATGTTTTAGATTAGATCCTAATGGTGCAGTTAATCTTAAATCTCCATTTATTCAAAATGCAGTATCAATTTGTGATGGTGGTGGAGGAATATACTGTGATGGTCATGATGCTCCATATGGCAAATATGCAAGTTTTTGTACAAATGATTTTACTCAAATAAACTCAGATGGATTTGGATTATTTGCAACAAACAAAGGAAGAATTGAAGCGGTATCAGTGTTTACATATTATTGTCATGTAGGATTTACAACAACTCATGGCGGTGTTATACGTGCCGCAAACTGTAATAACTCATATGGAGAATATGGTTCAGTTTCTGAAGGTAACTTTGCAAATGAAACAAATTTAACTCAAAAAGTGGCATCTATAGATAATAGAACAGGTGAGGCCTTACCTTATAGAGTAGTTGTTGATGAAGTACAAGGCAAAGTTATACGAATGGAATTTCAATATGCAGGTGAAACATATACAAGTTCTCAAGTTGCATTTGAAGCAGTTGGAGATAATGATGCAGGAACATCAGGAGCAGGTGGAGCGGCTACATTTACATCTACCCATGTTAACAATGGAATAATACGGATAACAGCATCAAATAATATATCAGCTCTTAATAGATATATCGGAAATGCTCAAACTGGAACAAATCCATCCTCAGGAACAGATGCTACTATTCAATTAACAGCAACATCTAATACAGTACCTGCGGCAAATTTTATAGGAATGACAGTTAATTGTTTAAGTGGTGCTGGAGCAGGACAATGGGGAATTATTAAATCTTATGATTTTGCCACAAAAATGGCAACAATAGATGGTGTGTGGACATCAATGACAGGTGATGCAACATCTGCACCAGATTATACTACTGTTTATGAAGTAGAACCTACTGTAGGTTTTACAGGTGGAGCGGCTCCGACTACAGTAGCAAAATTACGATGCCAAGTATCGAATGCGAGTACTGTAGAAGAAATTCTTATTATAGATCCAGGCCAAGGATATGATCCTACTAATATGCCTACTTTAACTATAACAGATCCAGGTGCAAATCAATCTGAAATAACTGGTTACAATGCTACAATGACTTTAGGTGATGGTGTACCAGTATGGACACGAACATCAGGCGGAGGAGGTTATCCAACAGGAATGACCCAAGGACAACTTACACCAGGAACAACAACAGCAACTATAGCAGGTGATGGATTTGCAGAAGTACCACAGGTAGGCGGTTATATGCAAGTAAAAGGGTTATATAGAGAACCTAAAGATGGATCAAATATGGAAATAGGAAGTGATCAAACATTTTATACCGTGGTTAATGTTGTAGGTTATACTAATGCTCAGGAAGGTACTCCAGTAGGTACTGCTAGAATTCAAATATCACCACAAATGACAACTGCAAAAGCACATGTTCATGGTACTAGTGTTCAATTTAGAGAAGAATATTCTAGTTGTAGAATGACAGGTCATGACTTTTTAGATATTGGTACAGGAGATTTTACAACATCTAATTATCCAGGAATACCAACTCAAAATGCAGACCCATCCCACGAAGTTCAAGAACATTGTGGTGGAAGAGTATTTTTTACATCAACAGACCAAGATGGTAACTATAGTGTTGGAGGATTATTTTCAGTACAACAATCAACAGGACGAGCAACTCTTAATGCAGAAGATTTTTCATTAGCAGGATTGAATGAATTAAAACTTGGTGCATTACAATTTTCAGGATATGGTGCAACAATTGATGAGTTTTCCACTGACGGAACGTTAAGTGGTAATTCAGATAGTGCATTAGTAACAGAAAAAGCAATTAAAACGTATATTACAACCCAATTAGGAGGTGGTGATAACCAATTAGAGGTAAATACTGCTACAGTAGGTAATGTTTATATTGCTGGAACCACAGTTTCGACAAAAGCCGCATCAGGTCAAGATTTACAAATAACTTCCGATAGTGGAAAAGTTGTGTTTACTGGTGAACCACAATCATCGGTGGCAGTAACAACTGATACTAGTTTAATTACAAAAACCTACTTTGAGGACAATTTTTTAACTCAAAATTTAGTTTCAGATATTATGGAAACTTTAGATAATAATAGAGTAGCAGGAACAGCATCACCGGATACACCTTAAAAGGATAAATTATGGCAACAGGTACAACAACAAAACAAACATTATTAGATCAAATAGATAGTAAAGTAACGACTGCAAATGCAACAGAAGTATCGCAACTTGCTAAATCTATTAATAATGTACAAGAAGTAGTTCAAGAGGATAGGGTATTTTCTCAGCATCCAAGAGGGTCAAATGAATTGTATTTTGAACGAGATGCAGAATTTGTTATTTGGTGTGGTAGACAACAAAATCATGACTATGCTGGTGGTGGTTCTCTTATATATGATAGTAATTTAGATATTTACGATAGTACTAAATTTGCAGGATATCATTGTTATAATGGAGGTGTTGATGGTACATATGGTCATCATGGTTGGGGTTCAACCGAAGCATGGGATCATGGTGGAAATCATTGTTGGTTAGACACTACCTGCCATTCACATCAATATCATTGTTATATTGCTGGAACAGATGCAATAGGTGAATTAGGCCATTATAGATTAAAAATGGGAGAAGGCGGACATATAGGTTATTATACTTCTCATTTAGGTACCTTTAGAAATCGAGAAATGTCTAAAATAGGATCTTGGGAAGTCCGTGATAATAGATATTATGTTACCTATACTCATAATCAATGTGGTATTCTCAATAGATTTATGACAGAACATGGTAGAGCAACTGCAACATCAACAAAACATATACCTGGTCAAACAGGTAACAATTATGGTTGTACCTCATTTAACAGAAAACGAAAAGAAGCGGTTTTTATTAATCCTGCTCAACCTGTAATGGATTATGCTAGTCATCATTTAACTTCTACAAATAGTCATCACTGGAATGCTATTACTAATGGTGGTGAGATGTACGCTATGGAAGGCAACCAAATGAATAGGCATCGTTGCCGAATATATTATGGTATCCAGCAGATTGATGGTGCAACTAACTTAGAAAAAGTATTAGATGATAAAACTGCAAAAAATTTATACTTTAATTGGATTTATGGTATGAATAATAGTTATATAGGTTCACATTGGCAACAAAAATGTACTTTAGTTGATAATGGATCTATTTTTGCAATGACACAAAATCCATATAACTCGTATACATTGGCAAGATTAGTTAGACAACGAGATGATAGAGCAATTAGGTTTGAAACAAGACAGACACAACGATGTAACAATTGCTACGGTCAACATGACAATCACACCGCAGGTGTGAGAATTGTAATGAGTAGAAATAAACGTAATGTATGCATGTTTGGACCATATTATTATTATGGCGCAGGAATGTGCGGTTGGATTATTGCAAGAGATACATCAAGAGAATATCCGGAATTATGGAGTTACCATACAAGTCACGGAGTACAAATAAGTCCATTTAGAGATGCAGATTTTTATTTACATGTGTCGCATGATTGGAATGATTGGAGCGGTTATAATAAAACTTCAAGAATAGCTTTTCAAAACGGAAAAGGACATTTTGAATCGTATTGGGTTGGTAATCAAATGGATTCAAATGGGCACACTACACAACATCCGGCAGTTTGTCCACTTCATAAAGACGGTTTAACATATTAAGGTGATTTAACAATGGCAAATGAAACTATTAAACAAGCAAAAGATGCAGTTTTAGATAGAATAACAACATTAGCAGAAGATGCTAATACAAATGCTTCAGATACTATATTATTAACAGATGCATTAACAACAGTTAATGATGGAGTAGATGAAACTACAGCAATTAAACCAGCACCAGATTATCATTATCGTAATACTAGACCAGAATATGGTGTATGGTCTTCACACCATAGTCATGGTGGTGGAGGAACAATTGTTGATGAATTAGCATATCCTATTAGACAACGAGGATATTGGCATAGTAGTTATGAAGATACTGCCGATGGTTGTTGGAATGGTATTTATTCCGGCGGAATGAAAGAACAATGGGCTGATAATAACTGTTATTATAGATGTAATGATCATGCACCAACCGGTGCAGATTGTTATTTAAATGGTACAACTTCTTGCGGTGAATTAGGTCATTATAGAATGATTATGGGCTATCGAGCGTTAGAAACCGTTAGAGTTTCAGGTTGGGCAGATAATTATAGAACAGAAAATTTTTATGCAGGTAATGCAGAATTAGATGATAGAGAATGTTATCTAAAATATCAAAATCAAACTGTTCATTTACGTTTGCGACATTTAGCATATGATCAAACTGCATTAAGTTCATATGATACCACTAATAATACTAATAATAATAGAGGTGGAGTTTCATTTAATAAAACAGCCCAAGAATTAGTTGTTCTTAATAGAAAAGGAACAACAAGTACAATGACTATAAAACTTTTTAAAGGCATAACCGGTGGAATAAATCGAAAAACAGATATAAATGCTCTTTTAGCGGCAAGAGTTACTGCTGGAGATTCTGTTGCATTAGATTTTGTGCTTGCCGATGGATATGATGCAGGTAATTTAGAAACATTTGAGAATAATAAAATTGTATTATGTGATGACGGATCTATGTATGTAACTACTCATGAACCTAGTAATTACCTTCATATTGCAAAATTAACAAGAAATATTTCTGATACAACTCTTTCATATGGAGGTCATGCTCAACGACAATTAGGATCTCCTACTTATGGTCAGGCTAATAGTGCAGGACATGGACAATTATCAGTACAAAGTAGAGATAAGAAAAATATATTCTTGTTTGTTCCGTATTATGATTATCAAAGAGGCATTATTAGTTTTATTGTTAGTAAAGATAGGAATGATTATTCTCAAGGTTATAATTGGGAAACCACTTCATATGGAGCCCAGGTAGGACCATATGGTGATAAAGGATTTGCTATTTGCAGAAGTCATAACTGGGATTGGCCTGGCTCTCAATCATTAATATGTATGATACAAAAAGAAACAGATGGAACATGGATCGAAACAGATACAGGCGGACAAATGGATAATAACAGTTGGTGGACAACAATGTATCCATGCTTAGTACCAATGAATATGTGAGGAAAATAAAAAATGCAAATGAACCAAGAACGAGTGGACGAGTTAGTTCCTCGAAAAGAAACTGTAGTTAAACAAAAATTAATTGATAAAATTAATGCACTAGGTGCTGATTCAAGTACTACAGCAAAAGATTTAACTTATTTGTCTAAATCCTTAGAAGTTTTAAATAAAAAAGTTAAAGCAGATACGTACACAGATGGGTCAGGTCCTGATACTTTCGGAAAGCGACCAGTACAACAAGAAGTACCTCATAATGCTATGCCTGGATGGAATACTGGAAGAGGCGAACATAGAAATGCATCTCCTGCTCAATTTGGTATATATACTTCACATTATTCATGGTCATGTGGTGTAACAATTTATGATGAAAAATGTGAACCGATGACTAATTCTCGTTGGTCATGGTGTCATCATTATGGTGGTACAACCGGCGGACAATACGGACCTTGGTCAACAGGACAAAGAAGTGCTTGTTGGGATTGGAATGGCAATCCTTGTTATTTTAATACCCATACCCATACATCGGGTAGTCATTGTTATAGTAACGGTGCAGATTCATGCGGACCTCATGGTAATAGCAATTTGATTACATCGCCTGCGGCATCGTTATCCACTGTTTTTTGGAATAATGAAAATAACCAAGCAAGCGGTATTGGTATGCGTCATGAAAAAAGAAACGAACAAGTTGAAACCGGTAATTACGAACCAACAGACAAATATACATATTTAATATACCAAAATCAAACAATTAGATTACGAAATAAAAAAGTTATGCCTGGCGCGGCAAACTTAGATTATTCACAAAAACCTTCAACAAATGGGGATACAGGCTCATATGGTTCATTATCACATAATGCAGAACGAAAAGAATTAGCAGTTTTAAATAGAGATTCTTCTGTACAAGATCAAGAATCAGCTACTGGTTATTATTTTGATACAAAAATTTATAAAAATGTACCTGATATTAATTTAAATACAAATTTAGCAACTGCATTAGATAATGCATCTGCGGCTTCAATGCAAAGCAGAATTGAAGAAGGACAAGACACGTCAGGAAAAGGTGTTTACACTCCGATTTCCAATGATGGAAATAGTTTAGAATACAGTATTCGAGGTAGATCTGTGTACGCAAACAAACTTTATCATCCAACAGACAGAGCTGAAAGTTGGCAAGGTATTAAAATTGTACTAGTAGATACAGGTGATATTTATTGGAGTGTTACAACTAGCGAATGTCATTCTTTACATAGATGCAATAGATATACAGTAGACGGAGTAACTAACGATGACTATTTCACATGGGGTTTTGTACCAACATGGAGTAAAATGGCAGCCATGGCAGGTTACAAAGGCCAGGATGAATTTTTAAATGAAGATGTAATAGGATATGATAATCGCCCAGAAGTTATGGATTATCATTATTGTAATGACATTTATGGCAGAGAAGCAGGAGGAACTCATCCAAATGGAACATCTGCAGGTTGTGGTCATGTTAACATTATGAGTAGAAATCACAGAAATGTTATTTTGCAATCACCATTTTATAATTATGGATGTGGCATGTCGTCATGGATAGTAGATAAACGATTTAGCAGGTATCAAATTGCATGGTATGTAAGAGATACAACATATGGATGTCAATGGGGTCCATTTGGTGAAGAAGGTTTTGTTGCAAGTTTTAGTCGTAATAAACACGGATCAGACTCCGCATATCGTTTATATCTTATGAGACAAGATCAAAATACTGGTACATGGATGCGGAGTGATATGTCAAGAGCAATGGCATCAACTAATCCTAATTACACAACTTACCCAACATTGATACCGATTATATAATACAAGGAAAATAAATGGCAACTTTTAATAGCATAAAACAAAAATTAATAGATAGAGTGTATAATTTAGCACCTTCTGCTAGTGCCGCTGACACTAATTTTTTAGCAAAAGCATTAGATCAAATAGAATCTAATCCTAAAGAAACTTATAAAGGTAGGGTTAATTTAGAAAATGCAGAGTTAAATGAACAAGGGCTAGATAGAGAACGAGCAACCCAATCTACTTCTACTTCTGCAATTTCTCCGTTAGGCGGAGGAATTCATAGAGAACAACAAACACGATCAGATGGTGAAATGGGTGTTTATACAAACTATGAAAATAGTAAAGGCCAACGTGATGAAGCAAGACCGCAGTTTGCTATTTGGAGTGCTCATAGTAATTATTCAGGCGGAAGTATTACATATGATCAATATTTTAGACCTTATGAACGAAGAGGATATAAAACACAAGGCAGTCATTGGTATACAGGGGGTGATGGTGGAGAATCTACAGGAATATATTCAAGCCATCAAAAACATTGGGGTGCTCATAATAATCATTGTTGGTTAAAAACAGGATGTCATGCTACAACAAGTAATACAAGTACAGGTGAACAACATCCAAGTGGAACTGATGCAGTAGGCGAATGTGGTCATTATAGAATTAAAATGGGGCATGGTTCCTCTGAAACATCAAGATTTCATGATTATGGTAATGCATTTAGATACGAAAATGTAGAAGCAGGTAGTTGTGATTTAGAACATAGACAAAATTATATGAAATATCAAGGAAAATGGGTTCATTTAAGAGAGAAATGGATGCCAGGGACACATGTAACATGGGCAAGTCATGATGCATGGGCTATGTACGAATATAAAGGTTCTCCTTCTATGTATGAAATTACATATAATGAAACTGTTAACCCTGCATCTGGATACGGAACATTAAGTTATAATAAAACTAGACAAGAATTTGTAGTTGCTAATCAGTTAGCAGATGGCGCTAACCCTTATATTATGAAAGTTTTTACTAATGTTCCAAAAATAGATAGACTAACTTGTTTAGAAGATGTGTTAAAAGAAGAAAATGCAGTATACGTATATTTTTCTTGGGGATCAGGCTTTAACTCTGCAAATGCAGAATCACAACGATGCGGTAAATTTACTTTAGTAGATGACGGAACTGTATTTGCTACTATGATGAATTTAAGTAATGATTTTAATTTAGGAAAAATAGATAATACATGGCGTGATAAATCAACACAAGCAACAGTTGATCAACAAAGTAATAAAGTATATAGATTAGTTATTACTAATCCTGGAAAAGGATATCAATCTAATCCTACTATTACTATTGCGGCTCCAGCTGATACTGTTAATGGTACTCAAGCAACAGGTACAGTTACAGTAACAAAAGGTAAAGCAACTGCTACAACAATAACCGATGCTGGTACTCATTATGATTTTTCAGTAGAACCACATCCGGTTGTAACAGTAGATAATGGTTCAACAGGTGGAACAGGAATGGAAATTACGGCTTGTTTAGTTACTGTAGGAACATTTACAGGATTAGATTCTCAATCATTAAGCAGTCCAACATATGGTAGAGATTCAGGTCCATATGGTCAGCGAATTGTAATGAGTAGAGACAGACAAAAAGTATATCATTATTGCCAATATTCGGGATTAAGATGTGGAATGAGAAGTTGGATTATTGATAAAAAGAATAGTGCATATTCAACTGGCGAATCTAACAGTAATACAACGCATGGATGGCAGGTTGTTGCATTCGGCGAAGAAGATTTTTATGTTCATCATGGTGATGATTGGGATAATCCTGATTCAGGAAACCAACATCATGGTTATGTTTGGTATCAAGTTTCACCTCATGACGGAACATCGACTTCTTGGAAAAGTAATATGATTGGTAAACATTTGGACTTAATGGCACATACAACAAATTATCCATGTGTAGTACCAATCTTCTGAAAGGTATAAATATATAAAACAACTTGTAAAATGAAGGTTTGCAAGAGATAAATATATTGTAAGTAAAAGGATTACAAATGGCAAAAATAGATTTTGATACAAAAAATATTGGAAAGAAAATTCACGATGATGGTGAATTTGATTTACCTGCTCACTTACACAGCGGTGAAGGACAAGACTTAACTTTGCCATCTAGATACGGCATTAATAAATCAGAAGATCCTGTTATCATATTTGATAGATATCCTGGTTGGACAGATGCCGCGGCTAAAACTGAATTAGACAGAATTTGGGCTGACGATGTTTGGCCGAGTAGAATTTCTCTATTTTTAGCCGCTACTGAACAAATAAAAGCAGAGGCAAATGCTAGATTTAGAGAATCGGGATGGAAATTAGAAAAAGCATTAGATACCGCCGGTGGCGATTGGTCACATGCAGATGTAGTTGCCGCTTTAGCAGATAGAGAATCATGTCGAACTAAATCAGGTGAACACGAGCAAAAAATTAAAGAAGCATTATTAGCAAGAAAACACCCTGATGATTGGCCGTCCCCCGATGATTGGACTTGCCCGTTAGCAGATCAACATAAACCAGTACAAGATGGTTCGGATACAGCAGAAAGTATTGCGGCATCAAAAGCCGACCGAGCTAAAGATGAATGGAGTGTTGAAGATCCAGGATCTGGACTTTAAAACATAGTTGTTATACTTTCAATATATTGGCGAGACTCTTTTACTTGTGAGTCTCGCAATTCATCTACATGATCTAACCACTCATATTGATCTATAATATCATAAGCATATTCACAAAAAACATCATTTAACCATTTTCTATGTGTCAATCTACCTAAAATAGTTCTAAGAGCTTGCAAATATTCTTTAGGAGTCCTATCTTCTAATATTGCTCTCTCATCACCTAAAGCACCAGATCTATATGATTCTTCTTGTCTTGGGGTTATCCAAACTTTAGATAAATCCCAACCATCTATTTCTGTTCCCATTTCGTTTCCTGCAGATAATAAACTAAAAGCAGGTCTTCCAAAAAATAAATGTTGTTGTTTATAGTTCATAACATTAGATCCGATTTTTATATATTTTTCTCGTTTTGATTGCCAGTCTATCCAATATTTAGATCTATTATTTTGATTAAATGCATAGTGAGCACCTATGTAATCTACAGTACATGAAAATGTATCATGTACATATTTGTTATACATATCTATTTTTTCTTGATCCCATAAGAAAAAATAATTTATATCTGTTTCAAGAGCTCCTTGGTCCCATGCACCAATAGATACCATTTGAACATCTTGAGGTAATTTATTTTGTTTTATTAATGATAAAAATGATATTAAATTATTATGCATAAAAAATATAGAAGTACTTTCTAATGGTTCTACAAATCCTGCAGATAAACCACATGTAATCCAGTTAGTACCTGCTTGTTTTTCATAACATTCTGTTTCAAATTTAATTAATTGGCATTCCTCATCTTTAATTCTATCACCTTCATAACTATCTTTAAATTCTTGTAATGCATCTTCATCTGAAATATATTTAGAACTAAACACATAACCTGTTCCTATTCTATCACGTAAGCCAATTTGCCAACGCCAGCCTGCATCCATGGCTTGGCATTCGACACAGGACAAATAAGGTAATTCACTTTCTTTATCTACATAATCTATTCTTGTTGCCCACGCCCTGTCATTTGTAATATCTTCATTAAATTTTTTAGGAGTATAACCACATGCATTTGGAACCAATCGTTTAAAACCACTACAATCAATAAAAAAGTCTCCTTCTATTCGAGTTCCGTCTTCTGCTGTTAAATAATCTATTTTATCTTCATCTATAATATTAACTTCTTTAATCTTTTTATCTAATATTTTTCCACCTAATTTTAATCCATGCTCCATTAATGCTTTACCTAATAATACTGCATCTATATTATAAGCATATTCTCTCCACATTTTAGGTAAAGGTGTGTCCCAATGTTCTTTTTTTAGAAAAGGCGATTTATTTGCTAATGCTAATTTTAATCCGCACCAACTTTCCCAGTATTCTTTCATAGGACGTTGAAAACTTACCATATCATGATATTCCATCGCAAAAAGACCTATGGGAGTAAAATATGAATGATCTTCTCGTAACCAATCTTTACAATGAACCGAAAATTTAATAGATCCTCGTGCATCACCTAAACATGCTTTTTCAGGATCCATTCCACATATTTCTAAAAATGTATTAATGTTTCCTACGGTTGCTTCTCCAACACCTACTATAGGTATTTCCTTAGATGCAATCATTGTTACATCACAAATATGACCTAATTTTTTTTGTAAAAAAGCGAAGGCACTAGCTCCAGCGGTACCCCCGCCTATTATAATAATTTTTTTCTTTTCCATAATTCCTTGAATAAATATTAATAAAGAGATTGTAAAATGGCATATATCGGTTTTGACGTAGAAAATAGATTACACAATACAGCATTTACATTTGATAGTTACACCTCGGATGGTGTCACTTCTATTTATGCTTTAAGTGTACCCAAGCCTTTAACATCTAGGGCGATACTTGTAAGTTTTGATGGTTTAACACAACAACCCGAATTAGACTATACCTTAGATGGTGAGTCAAATTTAAAAATATTAAATGTTCCAGCAAATACTACACAAATACAAATTTTACATTTAACTAGACCTGTACAGTTACATACTATACCGGATAAATCTATTAGTTCCAGCAAATTAGTTGGAGATTTACAAACACCTGGTAATTTAATAGTAGGTGGTAAATTAACAATACTTGGTGGAGAAGAAGAATCTGTTAGTACAGTTTTTCCTGCATTATCTGTTCAAGCATCAACAATTCTTATAAATGCTGATGAAAGTGGTTCAGGTGTAACCGTTGGTTCAGCAGGTATAAAAATTGATAGAGGTCAATTAGCAGATAAATCCTTTGTATGGGACGATACAGTAGATAAATGGTCAACACAAGGCGAAACATTACTTGCCCCTATAGAAGGAACTGTTACTGGTTCAGCAACATTAAATGTTCTTAAAGCAGGCGATGTAATGACCGGTGAATTAACCTTATCAGGTGATCCTACCCAAGAAGACTCTGCCGCAACTAAATCTTATGTTGACAGAAAAGCGTTTGTTAATGCTCTTTTATTCTAAATAAATATAATAAAAGAGATTAGGTATGGCTTTAACATCAACAGTAGTTGCAAATTCTAACACAACAATTATTTCTGGTACTGCCAATAAAGTAAGAGCAGTTACATGTATATTTTTCTGTAATACACATGCTACAGACGCTGATTCAATTACGGTCTATGCTGTTCCTAATACTGGAAGTGCCGGAGACAATAATACTATTATAAAGTCTGCAGAAATAAATGCAACCGATACTTTAACATTTGATACAGAAAAACTATTATTAGATGACGGAGATTCTCTTATAGGAGTATGTACTACTGGAACTATTAGTGCAACCGCATCCTATACAGATGTATAAGGAAAAATGAATGGCAAGTACGTTAAAAGGCGCAGTAAGATCAGCCGCTGATGCTGTTAGATTTGGTGGCCAAGTCCCGTCTTTTTATTTAGACCCTAATAATTTTACAGGAAGCAGTTTGCCAGTATCTGCAGGTGGAACAGGAGGCACTACTCTTCAAACTGCTAGAGATAGTTTAAGTTTATACAGCAAAAACGAAATAGATACTAAAGTTGCATCTGCTGTATTAGGTAGTGCAAATGTTATCACTAATGGTACAAATAATATTACTGTAGATTTAACAGCTCTTAAATTTACATTAGCAGGTACAGAAGTAGGGGTATGGGACAATTCTACTGGTATTTTTGCAATATCAGGTAATGTAACTATTTCGGGTACTTTAGATGGCGTAACAAATGTTGCCGCAAAAGCCGAATCTGCTAGTAGTTGGGGTAATCATGCTAATGTCGGTTATTTAACAGCACCTCCTTCATATGCTATAACTGATTTAACAAATGTTTCTACTACAACCCCAACAGTTAATCAATATCTAGCATGGTCAGGAACTGAATATATTCCAACAACATTTTCTCTTACTGGATATAGTGTTTCTACATTTAATGATGTAGATACTGTAAATTTTACACCTATTGTAGGTAATGTTTTAAAATGGAACGGCGATAATTGGATTCCAGATGATGATAAAAGTAATGCAATACAAGTATTAAATGATTTAAATGATGTAGATACACAATCAAATTCACCTAGTGCAAATAAAGTATTAGCATTTACAGGAGCAGAATGGAGCCCTTTGGATTTAGATACAATAATAACAGATATAAATTTAACAACAGCAACTATCGGTACAGCAAATTTAACTGATCTATCTGTTGATTTTGGAACAATACCTGACTAAAAGGATTAATTAATGGCTATTCAGTTTAAACGAGGAACTACGAGTAATAGAACTAACTATACTCCGGCGGCAGGCGAATTAATAGTTGTTGACGTCGATCAAGTAAATCCTTCTATATATGTTGGGGATGGTAGTACAGCAGGAGGTAAATTAGCCTCTGCTCAAGGTGGCGGCGGAGTTTCTGAAGCATTTAAAACAATATCAATATCAGGTCAAGATAATATAGTTGCTGAAGCCGAAGCAGATACATTAACTTTATCGGCAGGTACTAATATAACCCTTACAACAAATGCAACTACAGACACTATAACAATTACAAATTCTTATTCAGCACCAGCAGAAACAGATCCTATTTTTACTGCTCATGATGCATATAATGTATCGGCAAGTAAAATAACAAGTTGGGATACAGCATTTGGTTGGGGCGACCATGCCCTTGTAGGCTATTTGACAACTCAAAGTAGCATTAATAGTTTATCTGATGTTGATACCACAACTACCGGACCAACTCAAAATCAAGTATTATCATGGAATGGAACTAAATGGATACCTGCAACATCAACAGCAGGAACAACATTATCTGGGTTATCTGATACCAATACTTCAAATGCATCAAATGGAAAAATATTAGAATATGATAATGGCACATGGATAATTGGAGAAAAAACAGCAACAGGAGCAACAACTGTTATAGGTTTAGGTGATACTCCATCTAATTATACTGCAAAAGCAAACTTTTTTGTACGAGTAAATCCTAATGCAACAGGGTTAGATTTTAGAGATATAACTGCAAATGCTCCTTTAAGTTGGGATAAAGTAAATAGTGTTTTGTCTTTTAGTGCAGATACAGATGATATAAGTGAAGGATCAACTAATTTATATTATACAGATGCAAGAGTTAATACTCTTTTAGGCACTAAAACATTTTTAGAAGATACAGATTTTACTTCACAAGGATTAATGAAACGAGGATCCTCTGCAGGAAGTTATAGTATAATCACAGATAGTTCTACTAATTGGGACACAGCATATAGTTGGGGTGATCATAGTTCTGCAGGTTACATAACTGGTATTTCTTCTTTAAGTATTAATGCATTAAATGATGTTTCTATATCATCTTCAACAAATAATCAAATTTTACGATGGAACGGAACAAATTGGATTAATTCAGATGAAAATACTGGTATTACTACATTAACTGGTCTTTCTGATACTCCGTCGGGTTATGGAGTATCCGGACAAGTATTATCATCAACTGGATCAGGTACACAATGGGTTGATCAATCAGGCGGAAGCGGTGGTGGACAGGGTATACAAGATGTATCAGATGATTTAACTCCTCAGTTAGGTGGCAATTTAGATGTTCAAGCAAGAACAATTTTTACATCTACAACTGATGGAAATATTGTCCTTACTCCAGATGGTACAGGTCATTTAGAAGTAGGTTCTGCAAATATAATTACTACAGGTAAAGTATATTTTGGAAATACATTTCCAGATTTAGCAGGATTACCTAGTGCTACAACATATGATGGTATGATTGCTATTGCAGATGATACAGGAAATATATATTATTCATATAATACTACATGGGCCGAAATAGCAAAGCAATCTAATATACCTACTGTATTAACCGATTTAGGAATATCGGATGGTCCGGCAGGATATTCTTTAACTACAGACGGATCAGCTAATTTTTCATTTACCAATATTAGAGAAGGTTCAATTTATTATACAAATGGAAATTTTGGTACTGCTGGAGATAGTCGAAGCGGCAAACATATTTTTAGAGGGTTAACAACTAATGATTTTTTAAATGAAATTTTTATTGGAAATGTTGTAGACTCAAAATTAGATTTTCAAGATAATTCTATTAATACAGTAGAAATTTTAATTACAGGTACTAGATTAATAACTTTAGGAGGAGTATCTTTTAGATTTGAAGCATGTTTTCAAAATACAGCAGGAACATTATCTATGTTAGGATTTACTAAAACAAGATTAGGATTTACTGATAATGATTATGATGTTGTTTTGGATGTAGACGAAGATAGTACCGATACTATGCGACTTAGATGTAAAGGAAAAACCGGTCATACTATTCGTTGGATGGCAGTAGTAAATACGGTTGAGGTGGCCCAATGAAGTATATCATAAATTTATATAATACAGTAGATGCTCAAGCCGTTGCTGATCGATTAGGTATAACAGGAGATATATTATCTAATCTTAAAGTTATACACGTAGAAGATCCTACACAAGAACAAGTAGATACATGGTTAGCAGATTCAGATGTAAAAGCAATTTTAGAAGATCAAGAAACTCTTTGTACTGATTTAAGTTCTGTTGAATTAACTAAAGCAACAAGTGAGCCTTCTGAAGAAGAAACTTTTAGTCAAGGTGTAAGTGGAGATGCTAGCCAAAATTGTTTAGCATTTAATGATGGAATCAATAATTGGTATTATTGGCATTTACCTGCATCATCGCAGAGACCTACTACTTCTCAATATACTAATACATATACCTATACAAACGATGGAGCCAATGTTGACCTTTATATATTAGATACTGGGGTTGCTGGAGCATGTTTACAAACAAATGGTGGAGCGGCCGCAAATGCTTTAGCCGATGTAATAGGAATAATGCATCCAGAATTTGAAGATCCTGCATTTTCTAATGGTTCAACTGCAAATGGTGGTAACGGTGATCAATATCGTGTTATGGATCAAGGTGTACGCACTATAAACATAGGTTCGGGTTCAGGAGTTGGCGGTGGAGGTTGGCTAAACGAAGATACACAAGGACACGGTACATATTGTGCTATGTTTGCGGCAGGTAAATTAGCAGGTATGGCTAAAAAATCATATATATGGTCTGTAAAAGTAATGGATCCTACAGGAAACGGATCTAATTCAGGATATTTAACAGATTTACAACAAGGTATGGATGCAACAATTAATCATGTTAATACAAAAGCAAATGGACGACCTAGTGTAGCAAATATTTCTATCGGAGTACCATTTTATAGAGAAGTTGGTAATATCTATATAAATGAAGTAGCAGGTGATACATTAAATGAATTATTAGATGATCATGAAAAAATTATGCTTAGTAATAATATTTTTATTTGTCGATCTGCAGGTAATGGTATTAAAGATAATTCGACTGATTTAATACGACAAGGACCTGTTCAAGCATCTTTTGTTACAGGACCAAGAACAGGCGCAACAAAAGCAACCGATCCATGGAACATAGAAGGTATAGGTCAAGAAAAATTTGGAGTTGGTGCATTAGAACCTGTAGTTACATTAGGCTCAGGCGATGTTAGACACGGACATACTTCGTATAATTTACAATTAGCAGAATTTTCTAATTATGGTAATGCAGTTGAAATAAGTGCACCAGGTGATGCTTTAATTTGTAAATTTTGGAATGCTGATGATCATTTATTAAACGGAACATATGCAACATATCTATCAGGTACATCTTTTTCTGCACCTATTGTTGCAGGTTATGCATGTATTAGGCAATCAATAGTACCTATGGAAGCATTAGGATTAACAAAGCAATTTATAAAAGATTCATCAAGTCGAACACATAACTGGAATAGTTTAGAAGATTTTACACATCCACATGAACAAAAATGGCCAATAGTAAACGCCATAAAATATATTAATAGTCCGTCATTAGGAAAAAATGATAATATACAAACCTTATATAATAGTGATCTTGTTGCTATTAGAGTAAATCCATACTTATATGGTGTAAAAACAAATACAACTGATACACACGAATTAGAATATAGTCCGTCTACTAATGGTTGTCAAAGTAAACTTGCTAGAGAGGATTATTTTTGTATGGATGAAGCAGTTAAAACAGATGCAGGAAGTGTAGGAATTCCGTATCTTCATGGAGAAGCCCATAGAGTAAAATTTAGATTTTTTGGTTATTTAGATTTAGCACCAGGAGATCCAAATTCAGGATCTACTCTTCAAGCCCCATCTGATGGTTATCCAGTAAGAGATGCAGTTGATAACAATCATGCTAATGATGGACCTATAAATTTGCAAGTATTAACATCTAAAATAAATTATAATGGTACTTTGTGTCGTGTATGGTTGACAGGAATACCAACAACTCCGTCAGATTGGCCAAACGGTCAACCTTTTGATGTACCATCTGGTATAACAACAGGTGTATGGGATGGAAAATTTCTTACACAAGCAAATGCCTCTGGTGTTTATTTTGGAAAAATACAAAATATGCAAATTGCTACAACCAGTACAATTACAGATAATGTATCAGCATTAAATGGTTGGATAGTACTTAAAGCAAGAACCCTTGCAAATGATAATGTATCAGTAGATGGAGATGGACTAAAAGTAGCAAATGTATCTGGCACAAATGCATTAGGAGTAGATACAAATGCAAGTCCTAATGTAACATACGACGCAGGGCAATGGGGTGTAGGAAATGGTGTTTGGGATGATTTACATTGGCGTGATGGTGTATTTTTAAATATGGACAGTAATAGTATAGGTACTGTCGGTCTTAATGCATTATATGATTCGCAAGCAAATCAAACTATAAGAGATTATTTGCCTATACAAGAAACAGGGCAAAACATATTATTTAATTGGTATGTTGAAAAAGAATTACAGATTCCGCAACTATCTAATAATGCTAACACAGGAAATTTTATATCAACTACTCCTCAAACTATTACTGCAAAACAAAACGAAACAATAAGTTTAAATTTAGGTATGTGTTGGATAGATACAAATACATTCCGACATATAGGATATCAACATTTAGAAGTAGGAGCCCAAGCATATACTATTTCATCTGGTGCTTTACCTGCAGGCCTTTCACTTAATACTACTACAGGTCAATTACAAGGTACACTTACAGCAGACATTGATACAATTGACACATTTACTATTACTGCTCATAACGTAAATGCGGTATATACGTTTAATATAACAGAACTTGTTGAGACTGGTTATTATTATGATGGTTCAAATTTAAAATTACCTGGTACCGTTATAGAAGGATGGACAGAAGTTGAAACAGATAATTATCAATTAGAAGTTAATAAAAACTATTTTATAAATTCAGGTGCGTTAAATAATATACCAATGAATTTAACAATGCCTAGTACTGCAAAAATAGGTGATAAAATAGTACTAATTGATGCAACTAGAACAGCTGGCTCACGTAATTGGATAATTGACCCAAATGGTTTACCAATAGAAACTCCCGGCAATGGAACAAGTACTTGGACTATAGGTACAGCGGGTATTCAATATGAACTTGTGTATTATAAAGGTAATGTAGGATGGATAGTTAGAGAGACTACAACATGAAATTTTTAAAGAAAAAAACTGTCGATACGGCAGAAGTTCAACAAGATGTTTTTACTGGAACAGGTAGTGAGACCGAATTTACTCTTACATTTACAGTAATGGATGTGAAACAATTATTTGTATCTATTGATGGTTTAACACAAGAACCTATTGCGGCCTACGGTGTTAATGTTGCTGGAACAAAAGTTGTATTTACAGAAGCACCACTTTTAGATGCAAAAATTTTATGCAAATACATTGAAGCATCTCCAATTAATATTACAACTGTAAATCAAAATTCAATTGGAATAAATGAATTAGCAGTATCAGATGGAACATACGGTCAAGCATTAACTACAGATGGTTCCGGAGCATTAAGTTTTTCTTCTGTTGATCCCGGAGGGTTTGAATATAAGAATGATACAGATTCACCTTTTACTGCATATGCCGGACAAGCAGTCCAAATCGACACAACAAATGCATCAGTTACAATGAAATTACCTGCAAGTCCAAATCAAAATGATGCAGTTCAAATTGTTGATGCAGGAGGAAATTTTGCAGGATATCCATTAATAGTCGAACGAAATGGTAGCACAATAATGGGCGTAGCAGATGATTTAGTAGTTAATTACGACCGAACCCATTTTGGTTTAGTATATAATGGATCTACATGGAGGGTATTTGCGTAATGCCATTAACTAAATTACCAGCAGGATCTATTGTAGATGGATCTATAACAAGTTCAAAAATTGCCGATGCAACTATAACAGCAACTGATATAGCAAATAGTACAATTACTGTAGATAAATTGTCTTCTACTCTAGATATATCTACTCGTACATTAACTTTACCAGTAGATGCTGTTACTCATAGAGAATTAGCAATAACATATACTTCGCCGACACACAATGATAAATTTTTACAAATTAATTCATCTGGTGAATTTGTATGGGCAGATCCTGGATCTTATCCAATTACATATTCCGCAATAACAGGACCTATACCAGCAGGTCATATAGCCGCTGGTACGATTGTTTCATCAATGATAGGTAATCAAGAGGTAGCAGAGGCTAATATAGCAGATGGAACAATAACAGATGGTAAATTGAGTTCAACTTTAGATTTATCAACAAAAACTATAACTTATCCGACAGATACAACTGTAACTAATTTAACTGTTACTGGTAATTTAAAAACAGAAGGTACAACAACAGAAGTTGATACACAAAATTTACTTGTTAAAGATAATATTATTCGTATTAATGATGATGAAACAGGCCCAGGAGTAAGTGCCAATGCCGCAGGAATAGAAATTTTTAGAGGTCCTGGACAAGATCATGCAACTATTATGTGGGACGAAGCATCTAGTGCATTTGAATTTAGATTAGGTGCTGGTACTGTAGATTTAACTTTTGGTTCAGCAGGTACTCCTGCCGATTCTATAGGATATGAACAATTAAAAATAAATGATGCCGCAGATCCTGGCCCAGCAACCAATACTTTTTTACAATCTGCAGGCGATGGCAATTTTGAATTTGCAGTAGTTAATTCGGCTAATTTTCCAGTATCAGGAGCAATAAGTGGAACATTGGCTAGTAATACATTACAAAATTATTCTGTAACTACCCAAAAAATAGCAGATAGAGCTATAACATCTGCTAAATTTGATACAAGTATTTCATTTGTTGGAACGACTGTTATTTTTAATCCTGGAGATATTTTAACCGCAATAAATGGTGCAGGATATTTTAATTTAACAAATTCTAATATTAATTTACCTATTAATGTTGTTGATAGTGGAAATATACAGGATGGGTCTGTAACAGGGTTTAAATTGGCAAATTCTTTAGATTTGTCAACCAAAACTTTAACATATCCTAATGATATAACTTTTCAAAATTTAACTATTTCTGGTAATTTAACAGTCAATGGTACAACCACAACTATAAACACAGCCTTAGAAACTTCCGAAGGTTTAGAAATTACTCCCTCAGGACAAACTGTAGGTTTATTAATTAATAGCACATCTACAGGTCACCACTTACAAATACAAGATGATTCTGTTGATACATTTTTAGTTAAAGATGGAGGAGAAGTAGTACTACAAAGTTTAACTATTGAAAAAAATATTACTGAAAAATTAGGAACATCTACTGTTAATAGTGCTTCTGGATCTGGAGTAGGTGCAAAATGTACTATAGATGGTGCCGGTCTTACTGTTGATTTTGATCCTGGAAATCATGCAAATAACGATCGCGGATCAGGTTATGCCGCAGGTGATAAAATGGAATCATCTTATAAACCAGACAATACAAATGGAGCATGGATAGTAACAGTTTCTGCGGTAGGCGGGAGCGGTGAGATACTAACAGCAACAGTTATACATAATCCTAATTGTACATCTCATAATCATTCTTTTACATTAAACAATGTCTCTATGGAAAATATTTCTACATCATCGATTACTGTTGATTTAGCAACAGGTAATCATTTTGTAGTAGACCTTGAAAGTCTTTCAGGAAATATAGAGACATTTACAGTAAACAATACAAATCAAGAAGCAAACAGAGTAAGTTCTTTCACTATGAAAATTATTCAAGGTAGTACAACACGCCAATTTACATGGGCATCATTAACTGCATTTAAATGGCCAGGATCATTTGGTGACGGATCATTATTAGATTTTGATCCTCCTGCATTAACTGACGGTGCAGATAAAGTAGATATTTTTTCGTTTATTACATATGATAATGGAACTACTTGGTATGGCCAAATAGTTGGTTTAGATTATCGTTAAGCGGCTAGTTTTTCTACATTTGTTGCTATAGTTTTTATTTTGTTAATAGCAGATTTATCATAAAAAACCAATTTTGCACCTGAATGTAACGGTTTTGGCCAAGCACCAATATCTACCCAACAATATCCACTAGACTCTTTGTTCAAAACAGGAACAAATTCGTCATAACAAGCAATAACAAAAGTTTTATAATTAAATCCATTATTGGATTCAAATATATGTAAAGGATATATTTTATGTGAAACAGGGAGTTTACCCATTTCTTCTTCTAATTCTCGTTCTAATGTTTCTAATGGTTGTTCATTTTTTTCTGCCTTACCACCCCAGAATGCCCATGTGCCAGGATGACTGACATTTTTTGATCGCATTTGAAGTAATATTCTACTAGTGGGCAAAGACAAAAAGATAGCACCTACTCCGCTAGTCATAAATATAATCTCCAATACCCGGATGGATAATTTGCTTCGATTGCACTAATCCATTCGATACCATTCCATTTCCATTTTTTACTGTCTTGTGCATTTTGTGTAAATTTTATAGTTCCCCATGTATGACCGGCGGCTTCACATGTAGATTTAACTGTATGTTCGTTTTGAGGACAACCAACATATGCGGTACTCGAATCAAAATCTACAACCCATTCAGAGCCAGTTTGGCTATATTGTATTATATCGTACTTATTGCCGTGTGTTCCGTGGATATCTGAAGAAACAATATGTGCATTATGTCCTACTCCAATAAATGTATGCCCACCAAATGTTAAACCATATATATGTTTTACAGTAGGTGATGTTCGTTGTGTCCACGATAAACCGTTATTTGATGAAGTAGCAATAACTCCATTACTTCCTGCGGTAACAAAAACTCCATTACCAAAAGTAACTTCATAAAACCCGTCTGTTATTCCTGAATTCCTTGAAAACCATGTAATTCCATCGGTAGATGTAAGAATAGCATCATTTACTCCTGTAACAACAAATGTATTATTTCCATATGCTATTCCTCTAAGATGTTCTGATGATCCAGACGTTCTTTCGGTCCAAGTAACTGCATCCGATGAAGTATAAATTTTACCATTCCAAGTTACAAAAACATATAAACTATTTGCATATATAACATCAAATATTGTTACTGTAATTGGTGTTGATTGTTCAGTCCAAGTAATTCCATCTGAAGAAGTAATAAGAGCTCCGCCGGCACCTACTACAACATATTGGTTATTTCCCCATGTAACAGCTCTAAGTTGTTTTGTAAATGCATTTGGCGGCGTTTGAGCAGTCCAGGTAATTGCATCAGGTGAGGTAATAATAGTTGCATCATTTCCTACCGCAATCCATTGGTCATTTCCATAAGTAATACCATACAAGGATTTGGTTGTACCTGAAGTTTGTTCAGTCCAAACTTCTCCGTGTCCAGGCGAACTTTGCATTTTACCATCCATTGCAACTGATACAAATAAACCATTATGATAAGCAACATCATTTATATGTTTGTTTCCGTGTGCAGATGATTCTAGAGCCCATTCTTCACCTACAGTTCCGGTTCCTGATCCCCCTGGCCAAGGAGTACCTACTGGTACTTCGTTTAGCACCAAATATCGTTGGCCATCGGCCGCCGCTGGTAATGTACCGTCGCCAGGATAAGCAACTGTAGGATCTATAATAGCATCTACTGTAGCAGTTTCTGCTGAATTTGTAGGTAGAGTATCTGTATCTATAGTTGCGGTAAGTTGTGAACCTGTTGGATCAGTTAAAGTACCATATACTTGAAAGTTTGATTCGCTTTCTACTAAAGCATCCATTAATTTAATTTGGCTAACTCCTGTTCTAAAGTCAGCACCTCGTTCTTTAAATAAATCTTCCCAAGTATCTGTAGTAGGTGATCCATCTTTATCTAATAATGTTAATAATGTGCCTGTAAAGTTTACAACCCTATCACCAAAAGTTGTTACCATATAACTAGAATCTGCTCCTGGAATTGAACCATCATTTCTAAATTGTTCCATTTCTGCTGTCGATTTTGCAGTAACTACAGATGAAATAATTTGATGTATAAGTTTTTGTTTTGTAACTCTTGCAGGAACTGTTAAATGTATAGGCATTTTAAATGTTAGAGTTGCAATATCAATCATATCTTCTACACCAGTTGGTATAGATCTATTTGTCCATTGCACACCAGTTAATTCTACAATAGATAATCTTGTCCAATCGAATGGATTATCTGTAGAATTAATATCAACAGCAGGATTATATAAAGTTAAAATTTGTTCTAATAATTGAAATTTTTGGTCGCTGTTACTTGTCCATATATCTACCTGCATTGTTAAATTATAAGGAACTGGCATGTGCCGTTCGATTTGATATGTATTACCTAATTCATTATCATATTCATTTGTTGTATAATTAAACTTTTTTTCAAACACCTGTACTTTATCTATTTCCATCGGTGCTCGTCTAGACTCTGGGCTTACTTCTAATGCTTGAATCCAACAACTAATAAATGGTGCAGAATTTACTACATTTTCTGAATTTTGTTTTAAAACATGCATTGCCATACGGTTTGCATCACCGTATCTTACAGGAACAGTTCTATATGTTTCTGTTGCTCGATCTATTTCAATTTGAAAATTTGCAAATAGTCGCATAAATTGTTGCAAATATCTGCGAGTTTGTTTATCGTAAAAAAAATCCATTATACATCACTCTTTGGTTTTATTACACTAGATAATCCTTGTTTAGATTTAACATCTTCTCCAGGCATAGATATTGTATCTGGATTGTTTGTAAATCTTCGTTGCGAAAATGTTCTTGCTTCCCAACTATCATCATTTGGATTATGATCTGCTGTATATGTCCATAATGTTCCTACACGTTTATATAATCTATTTGGTGTAAAATCTGTTCGTACAAAGAAATCCCCTTCGGCAGGATTTGCCGGAAATTGTGTTCCGTGTGCAGGCGAAATCGAGTCATAATCAAATAAATGAGAAGTATCAAGGTATCCCTTATTTTCTTGTTCTGCGGCTTCTATAATTACATCAGATATTTCAATTTCAGATGTGTATGTACTAAGCACATCAGTATCGGTTTCCATGATATCTTGAAATTCTTGTGTATCTGTCATTGGTCCTACTTTAACACGCCATATATGAGGCCACCAAGATTGTGAAAATCCTTCTGATGCTCTATTTGCATCTTCAACTACATAAAATTTATTAATGGCCCCTGCATTTGGATCTAACAATGTATCATCACGTAAATGTGGTAATTCTAATACATCCCCTGACATTAATTTTCTACCAAGTTTTTCTATCATATCATTAATATGAAATGATACAAACAAATTATCTGCTGTTAAAAAGAAACCAAATTGTGAAAGGTCAAAATCGTTATCGCTTACATTATATAAGCCACGTAATTCATATATATCAGGATCGTATTTTCTATCCCTGTTCTCCATTAATAACATGTCTTGAATTGTTAATTCAGAAGCACCATCCATTGAAGCATGATGATTAGGTTGGGTAGGATCGTTTTGTTCTCCTACGTTTTCGGGTCCTAGATATTTATGAACTAAGAAGGCAGTCCCTCCTACTTCAAATTGTTCTCTAATGTTTGAATCAAAAAAGTTGTAATCGTTAGACTTTTCTTCTCGCCAGAGGCTAAGTCGGGGCATAGTAACATTCCTTATTCTTAATATTTATCGAAATGTTATGCCCCAAATGAATTAATTAACTATTGCGGTTGTTAATAATTTTCCACGAGCGGCAACTACTTCGCCTTTCCAAACTGCCGATGTTTTAGAAAGTGAGTAAGCAGGAGTACCAAATTCTTCAAAGTCTAATCCTGATTCTTCTTGTTCTTCGGATACCCTAATACCTACTGTATATTTTAATGCACCCCAAACAATAAAACTTGATACGAGTACAAAACTACCAATACCTGCAATACCATATAGCTGAGTAACAATAGAAGCATCTTCTTTAAAAATTCCTACTGCTAATGTTCCCCATATACCTGCTACTAAATGAACAGATAATGCTCCTACAGGATCGTCAATTTTTAATTTATCCCATAATGGTACTGCATATACACACAACGCACCACCGATAAGACCAATAACACATGCAAGCCACATGGTTGGATAATCTGGTCCTGCGGTAATACTTACAAGTCCTGCCAAAGCACCATTAAGTATCATAGTTAAATCTATACGTTTATAAAATATATAAGTCATTGCCATGGCCATTAAAGCACCTGCACATGCGGCAATATTTGTATTTGCTATTACGGTTGCTATTGCATTTACATCTGCTTTTGTGCCCATCGCTAATTGGGAACCACCATTAAATCCAAACCAACCAAACCATAATATAAATGTACCTAAAGTTGCTAAAGGTAAGTTTGCAGGAGACATCATATTAGGCTTTCCGTCTTTATTATAACGTCCTGCTCTAGATCCTAACAATATCGCACCTGCTAATGCACACCAACCTCCTACTGAATGCACAATAGTAGATCCAGCAAAATCGCTAAAACCCATTTCGGATAACCATCCGCCACCCCATGTCCATGCACCTTGCAATGGATATATAAAGGCGGTTAAAACAAGCACCACAAACATGAAAGGCCAAAACTTAGCTCTTTCTGCAATAGTACCCGAAACTATACTTGCCGCGGTTGCTACAAACACAACCTGAAAAAAGAAATCAGCCATGCCTGAATGATCTCCATCTGAAATACTACCATACATAAGTTGGTAACCTATAATATAAAAACATACACATGCTAATGAGTAAAGTCCTATATTCTTTGTTAATATTGCTGTCGTATTTTTTGACCTAACTAATCCTGATTCTAGCATTGCAAAGCCTGCCGCCATTAGCATTAC